TTGTGCATATAGAGTAAATGAAAATGGTGATTGTTATACACAAAATGGCAAGTTTGAGTGGGTGCATAGAGAGTGGCGATATAATAGTGATGGATATGCAGTTGTATCAGCTTGTGGTCTAAATCCAGACGGTACTAAGACATTTCGTTCACTTCATGTTCATGTGTTAGTCGCGCGAGAATTTGTTAACGGGTGGTTTGAAGGCGCAGAAGTAAATCATAAAGATTTTAACCGTGCTAATCCTGCTTGGTGGAATCTTGAGTGGTTAAGTCATAAAGATAATATTGCTTATTCGCATAAAGCTGGTAAGTATAAAGGACGGTTTGGCGAGGACAATCCAAACTATGGTAACGACACATTACATAAACGGTATGTTGCCGAACCTGAATTTGCCAAAGAAAAGCAGTCTCGTCCAAGAGGTCAAAACGGACGTTCTGTAAAATGCTTGCTATATTGTCATCAAAATATGCACTTTGAACATTGGTTTGATTGTCAACGAGACGCAGTTGATTTTCTCATTGATTACAATGTCGTAAAATCAACTTGTAATAAAGAGAGTATAATTAGCAAGCTGAAACAAGAAGATGGATATAAGGGCTGGCATCTTATTCAAGATAAATAATTCATTCATTCAAAACCTCTATCGACTATCGAAAGGGTATAAATCAACCGTATAGGTTGATTTAGAATAACCGAGTAGAGTAGGAGATGGGTGAAATTCCCATCTCCGAAGCGCACCGAGCCTAAACGGGAAACCGCATGGTTATGATATAGTCAGTAACTCCTATGTGCGACGGAGATAAGGCGCTTGTAGTCAAAGATCGTACTTTGTCTACAGTTGCCAAACGAAATATGCAAGATATAGTTCCTCTAGCATATGACCTCAAAAAAGCCAAGGGCGGCTTATTAAATCCAGACAGTATGTATAATGGAATGGTCAATGCTTATACTAAGGGCAATATCGGCCCTGTCAGTAATAACATTACAAAAATATGGAATAGTGGAGAAATAACACAAGAAGAACTAGATGTAGTAAAATGGCTTTGTTTCGAGAACAATGCTGTCATAGATTGCGCTAAGACGCAATGGCTACCAGAACGACCCAAACAAATCAATAGCACAATCAAGCAATATACAAAAGCCCGTGTTCCAAATTTCTTTCAATATGCCAAAGACAAAGATCCAGATACTCAAGTTGAGCCACCAAACAATTCCACGATGAATCGTATATCGGCCAAAATCCCTATTTCTCGAATCCGATATAATAACAAGATTGGAAAATTCGACTGGACAATGCTGATAAACAAATCGGTCGATTATACCACTAGAGAAAATTCCCCAATTATAGAGAGGTATAACTGGTGGATATGGAATCAGCGCCGATTTGACTATGGCGATGACCCGCATATCAATGAGGACGATTTATATAAATATCGCCGCATTGCACAAGATATAGTGGAATATAGCAATGAGCCGCTAGATGTTGTGGTTAATAGCTTAGTGGCTTATTTATATACGGTTAAAAAATCAAGTAATAAGAAAATGCTGTGGGCTTGTTTTGGTTGGACGATTGTAGAGAATTTGAGAATCAATACGGCGCAACTTAATCCAATCTGTCCTATTTGCGGCAAGCGGTTCAAGCCGCGCGATGTATGTCAGCATTATTGCTCAGAGGAATGTTACAAGAAAGCAGATAATCAGCGGCGCACTGAATCGCGTGAAGCCCCACCTGTCCGCACGGGGGATATGTTAAAACAGTAGGAAATATATGGACAAAATGAACTCACCACAATATATTGTGGCAGACTAATAGGGAAAGGAACGATATAATTGCATAAAAATAAATATCCTCGGCTAGGCAAAGCTGATATGAGCAAAGAGCTACGACGGCGCACGGGCGTTGATTCTAAGATTATTGAGCTAGTGTTAAGAAATTATCATGACATCATTCGTGAGACACTACAGCACGGCGTTGAGTATTCTTTGCCCGATATTGGGGTTATTACATTCCGAGACCACCCACCAAAGCCAGCTGGCGAATATTGGAACGGATTCCAAAAGCGGCGTATGTACTATCCTGATAGAATGGGATATTATCGGTTAGAGTTCAAGGCTGAGAAACATATGGCTAGTTATGTAAAAGCTGGTACATTGTATGGTAAAGGCCCGACAAAAGAAGAATGGGATGCTTGGGTGTTAGAGAATTATCCAAATAATCCTAAATTCGCTAAGGAAGAAGAAGATGGCTGAACATAATAAACTGAATCAGGAATTTTACGCTTATGCTGGTGGATTGCTCAATGTATCACCCCAGACCGCCAAAAAATACTGGATGGGGTTTGTTGATACTATTATTCATATTCTTCATTTTGATGGCAGATGCCAAATGCCAAGCGTAGGCACATTTACACTAGAAGAATTACCTGAGCGTAGAGTAATGTCTAAAAATGAGCAGGGTGAACTTGTTGAACAAATTAACCCGGCTTGGTTTAAGATATTATACAAGTACAACGAGGATTTTCTTAATAATGTCAATGGGCGTGGTGTTACAAAGAAATATCGTAGGCGCGTTCGTGAACGTAAGTTGACTCCAAATGATTTAAAGTTGATAACTCAGGCTGAAATTGAACGAACAGCAAAACGAACATTGAAGCAGATACAAGATGAGCGCATTGAGCAAGCAAAGCAACAGAGCTATGATGATTTTATCAATGTAATCAATAAGAAAAAAGAAGATTATGAACGGAAAAAGAAGGAAAAGGAACAGAAATTGAATGAATCTACAGAAGATACGACAAGCGACTGATCTGCTAGATAGCAAGTTAATTGACTTGCAGGAATGGACGGCGCGTTGTCTTGGTGAAGATTATAGGGGCGTCTGGAGCGAGGAATATTTACGGCGTTGTGCCGTATTTGTCCGCAATATGCTAAATGGCGCAGATGATTGTGAATCAGATGAAAAAGATGATGAGATTCTATCACAGCTTAAAGAGGCTAAACAGGAATTAGAGAAAGAACGTAAGAAATTACAGAGTGAGAATATTCAGTATGCTCAAAATCAGAGGCTTGATGCAAGAGCAGACTTGATTCAAGAAAAGATTGCTGAGTCGATTAAGAATCTTGAACCGTTTACCATTCGACAGTTTAATAAGCTGCCACAAATGAATGTAAGTGGACTTCTTTGTATTTCTGACCTTCATGCTGGTTCAACCTATGAAATCAAGGGCGCATATAATGAAATTGTAAACAAGTACGATTTTGACATTATGAGGGCGCGGCTTGATGGGTTGCTTAACAAGATGTGCAATGATGACAACTGCATCTGGCTTGATGACATTACGGTTGCTGTGCTTGGTGATTGTGTAGAAAACATTCTACGCACATCTAGTCTAACTAAGTTGAGAGAGCCAGTTATTGATACGGTTATCAAGTTGTCAGAATATCTAGCTGATTGGTTTGTTGAGTTACATGACCGGCTTGAAATTCCTGTTAATGTGGTGATGGTTGGTGGAAATCATGATGTATGCCGACCGTTGACATCTAAGCCACAGTTTGAGGAAGAAAATCTAGGTAAAATCATTGTATGGTATCTACAAGAACGGCTAAAGTCAGTAGATGGTATTACTGTAGATGACTATACAGATTGTGCCATTAAATACATTAAGAACAATGCAATCATGCTTCATCACGGAGATGGAGGTGATATAGCTGAGACAATGCGATATTTTGAAAATTTATATAATATTGACATTGACGAGTGCTACGTTGGGCATCTACACCGACAAGAAATGAAGAACGCTGGTATTACTGAATTAGGTGATAAATTGTGTTGGCGCGTTGGCTCTGTATGCGGCGTTGATGGATTTGCCAAGTCTATTCGTAAAGCGTCGAGACCGTCTTGTATGTTTACTACATATTCAGAAGATGGTGCAGAGTGGCGTAAAACATTTTATCTATAATACACTAGAGGAAAAGCCTGAACGCTTTTCGCTGTCATACGACAGAATTTATCTTATCGGTAGCGTCAGTTGCAAATGGCGCTACCACCCTTAAATTGATTCATTCTCTGCTAGGTGATAGCTACGGCTGTGTTAATCATGCTTGTGGGGCGATTAACCCACCTAGTAGAGTTGAATATATCTCATGTACCATGCGTACAGGGAGTTTTCGGAGCCGTTCATAGCGGCTCTTGTAGCACAAACTGCGTCGGCTCAGTTCCACCGACTTGTGTCTACATCGGACGGGTTTTACAACCGACAAAAAAATCCTATCCATCCTGCCTTCCCGAAGCCTTACGTTTATACGTGGGGTATTGATGTAGAGATGGTGGGTATAGACGATAGGCGTATAGCAACAGGTGTGTTATACGAGCGTATGAAGCATAGAACCGGGTTGTCTTTCGGCAATATGTGGACGTTAATTGAAGGTTTGCGGTATACCATATGACAACAATGAAAACCGCATCGCCATTAGAACGATGCAAAGGCGAGATGTGATGGCATCTAAGACCCATTGCACCATAATTCCCAACATAGCGCCATGCGTGGGTGAAATAAGATGAGGCGCATTGCGGTTCTCGTGAGCATGGGATGAGGGATTAAATAAGACCAAATTGGCGGTAACACCAAGCGAGTATTAGCCGCAAACAAGAAAACAAAAAACATAACAGAGGGCAACGCTCGATACTGGTTGGCGTTAAATTACCAGATTAAAAAAGCGGGTTATTGAATCCCGGCAAAATCAATGTCGCTACTGCTCAACAGCGGCTATGTTAAAACATAACAGTGAGTGGCGCTAGATGCTCGATGGCGCTTGATAAATGAGGCTTTAATGGTTGTATCTAGGTAGATACTGAAACTGCCTGTCGCTACTACTCATTGGCGGCTATGAATATCCGAAAGGAGGTCACTATTCTCTTGAATTATCCACTGGTTTATCCGAAGCATAATTAAAGAAAGGATGGTGGTCAGAGCCAATCGGCTCATATCTACAATAAGCCCAACTCAATGGGAACTGTTGTTTAACTAAAGGCGAAACGCCGCAAGCCCGTAGGAATACGGTATCACAGTATGAACTTTGACAATTTAATATGAACAAATACGAAGCGGCTGAGAGCAATCTTGGCCGCTTCGTCATATTTATAGGAAAATAAACGGAACGGAAAGGAATGAGAATATGTTTTGCCCATATTGTGGCAAAGAAAAGCAAGATAGCCAATTCTATAAAAGCCCAATCAAAACGGGCGAATATATTAAGCCATGTAAATCATGTGTGACTGAGCTATATAAACAAGCTCTTGAATCCACTAAAGACCAAGGCGCGGCATTATGGTCAACCTGTATGCAGACTGGTATTCCTATGAGACGTGCTGAATATACTGCTTGTCTTGATACATTAGAAAAGGCGGCTAAGGGTAAAAAACCTAGTCTATTTATGTTGTATCACACATATTTGTCTACATCACCTGATAAATTAACAGGCGTGTGGGATAGTGATATGGAGTTGTCTAATTTTAAGGATTTGGGCGATGTTGCTAAAGGTGAAACTGATGAGGTTGCACTTAAATCAAGGTGGAATCGTCAGTGGGGCGCTGATTATGAAGAATGGGAATATCAGTGGCTCGATGATATTTTTGAACGATACACTGACGAAATCCTTGATATGGATACAGCTAAAGAGATGACATATAGAAATCTGTGTCAAGCAAATCTACGCAAATTCAAAGACCCTACAGATAAAGATGCTGGTGATGAAATTCTTAAATTGATGAAGGTGTTAAAACTAGACCAATTTAAGGAAAATAAGCAGAGCGATACTGAAAAATTTATAGAACGCATGGCATGGAATATTGAGAATACAAAACCATGTGAATGTGAAGATTTGAATAAGTATAAGGATTTTAGTGGATTTGAGCTGACATGGAAAGATATTTTGAGATGTTGTAAGAATTTGGTTGGGGGGACGCGCGAATATCCAGATTTATCCTCAGACCAAAAGAGATGATGGGTGGTGATATAGAATGAAAAGTCAGATGGGGGGCTTGAGACGCAAGTTCCTTGGAAACCACCTAATTACGGCAAAAGCAAAAGAAAACGCAATGAAAGATGCTCAGAAAGAAGAAAATGCTATAGAGTGGCTGACTTTATTCTAGTTACGCCGAAATTGGCATATATACGTTGATTTAGTTCTTGGTATCAAGTTGCGCCCATTTCAGATGATAATGATATATCTGATGGGCATATCAGATGTGTTCTTCGCAATATGTTGTCGTGGCTTATCTAAAACTTTTATCGTTGGACTAGGCAACATTGTAAAGATGAATCTTTACCCATATACAGAGGCGGTAATTACATCGTCAACTGTTGCACAGGCGAACAAGGTGGTTGAAGATAAAATAAGAGACGAGTTGATTAAAAAATTATCTCCTTATCTCTTATATATGTATGAGCATGAATATTTGGTTATTACTAAACCAGAAGATGGTTATAGAATAGAGAATAAGCTGAACGGTTCTACTTTGCGTGTACTACCATGTCAAGATAGCTCTCGTGGCCCAAGAGCAACAATTCTTACATACGAAGAAGCTCGTTTGCTCAAAAAAGGTATGGTCGATTCCGTCTTTGAGAAGATGGCGCATCCAAGACAAGCCAAATATCTTAGCAATCCTGTATATGGTAACAATCCTCGTTGGAAAGAGGAATGTCAACATATCTATATCACATCTGCCAGATATAAGTTTGAGTGGTTTTGGCTCTTGTTTAAAAAGACGTTTACTCGTATATTTACAGATAATAAAGTAAGATGTAATATTTTTGCCGGTGATATATTCATGGCTATTGATAATGGCTTTAAGACATGGGCTGATTATTGGAATGGTAAGGCTGGTGGCGAAATGGACTTTAGAATGGAAGATTTGAACGAGATGATTTCAGAGGGCGATGATGCGTTCTTTAATCTAAAGTCGTTCAAAGAGAATCAAATCATTGAGCATTGTTTCCGTCCACCTACTGCACTACAATTCTTTGCTGGTGAACGACCTGACTTCCCAGAAAAGAAAGAGGACGAAATACGCATACTGTCAATGGACTTGGCATTTGCCAACACCACTGGTTGCACAAAGAACGATAATACAATCATTACTCTTATGTCAGCACATTGGGATAGTAAAAAGAATAGATTTGAGCGGCATGTTGATTACATAGAGGGGCATGACGCATCTGATACAATCGGCGCATCTGATAGATTTAGATACCTTAAATGGGTATATGATGCAGATTATTGTCTCTTCGACTCGCGTAGTGGTGGTGAGGTAATAGCAAACCACCTTACAGAACCATTACCACGACCAGATTTGGGTGCAAGATGGGATTCACGCGGTTTTGGATTAGCTGATAAATATCAGGTCGTATCTCAAGCCAAGATAGATGATTATCATAGTCGTACCGTTGATAAAAATGCTGTACCATGTTTGATACCGATTATTGGCACGCCTGAATTAAACAGTAGCGGTTGGTTGTCATTACGCAAACAACTCGAAACCAATAATATGAAATTCCTTATTTCTATGCAAGATTATCAGAACGAGTTAACAGATAGTGGTGAATATTATCAATATACTGCTGAAGAATTAGCTAATCAGCTTGAGCCGTATGGTCAAACTGATATGATGGTCATAGAGGCAGTTAATCTAAAGACGGTCATTAAGCAGGATAAAATTAAACTGGAAGAACCGCGCACAGGTACAAAGGATAGGATTGTAACTATCATGTATGGAAACTATATTATTGATTTAATTGAGAACGCATGGCAACAACAGTTACAAGAAGATGAGTTTGATATAGACTCCATTCAATTAATATATTGATATTTTCCTATGAAGCGGCTGCTATGTTGGTGTGTTGCCGTGGAGGTACTATTAGGGTTGTGTAGTATCCAAGTTCCAACTTAGGCTTAATCACAAGCTGAAAATAAAAACACTCAAAAACATAAAACGAGCGGATAGGGAGGACAAGTAGCTCAATGAACTTTGGCATACGTTAATGAAGTCCATAATCTAACTGCTCTAATATATAAACAATAAAACAAAGAAAGGAGGTTGAAGATGCCAAAAAATAATGAAGATGTAAAGCTATCTAAAAATGACCTTCAGGATATTATTGATTTTAGTGCTGGTTTGATGGCGGTTGATAATTTCTACTCACCATTTCTGAGCAATCAGCTATTGACCAATCTAAACAATAATCCGCGCTTACCTAATGCAGAGGCGGTAAAAAAGGCGCTAAATGACTATAAGAATAGCGGCGCTGATTTACAAGGGTTTGTAGAATTTGCATCAGCGTTTGATATGATTTTCAAGCGCACTCTATATTCTTATGCAAATGCGCTATCTTTCGACCTTCAGATAACGTGTAAAAACGCATATACAAAAGGCGACTATGAATCAGAGGAATATAAGAAAGATCGGCAGACAGTAGATAATTTCTTAACCAACTTTGACTACAAGAAAGAATTTTATAATGTTCTGCTAAATGTCTTAAGGCGTGACTCATATTTTACTTGGTTCAGAAAGACTAAGAGCGGCAATCGTGGCAAGATGAAGTATGCTCTACAAATCATGCCGCAGGATTATTGTATGCTTACAGGATACTTTGAAAAAGGGTTGCTGTGGTCTTTTAATGTACTGTATTTTATACAACCCGGCGTAGATATTGAGGGGTTTGATCCAAGTCTCAAAAAGACATATCTTGATGCTATCGAAAATGCGGAGCTAAATTACAAGCCGTCTGCGCCACTCGATAAACGTAATGGTAGTTATGCTCTATGGGCAGATGTATCACCGCTCAACGGTGCTTATGCTTGGAAATTTTCTACAGACAACTTTGCTAACAATCCATTCTTAGCGCCATATGTAGCAAATGTTCTACGCAGTGATGAGGTTGGTGAATTACAGTATAATAAAGACCTTATTTCTGCGGCTGGTATTCTAGCTGGTGAGATTAGATTATTTGATTCAGCTAAGTCAGGCACGAAGGCAAATCAGTTCGCCATTGATCCGAAAACGCTTGGCGCATTTATGCAAAAGGCGGCTAATGGCTTAAAGAATACTGTCAAACTGGCAGCTATGCCACTTGAGAATATCAAGTTCTTCCAATTTGAGGATAAGAACCCAAATAGCTATACAAATGAATTAACTACAACAGCTGGTATTGGTACTGGCATTAGCCGTGTTATCTATTCGTCTGATAAGATGAGCAATGCTGAACTAGAGGCGGCGCTTAACGAGGTCTATCAGACCATGAAGCCAATGTATGCTCAGTTCAATAATTTCCTTGATTTCTATGTAAATCAAATGACAAGCAAATATAAGTTCAAGTTTGAGTTCGTTGGCTCTAACTATCAATTTGAGCGGGATGCTAGATTTGATAAGATGATGAAGATGGCCGATAAGGGGCTTGTGCTCAATTCGTCTGCATGGGCTAGTGCTGTTGGTATGAACCCTGTTACATTTGATAGAATGCTTGCTGAGAGTAAATATACTGGTTGGATTGATAAGTATTCGACTATGATGCTTAACGCTAATACATCGTCTTACAAAGATAATGAGGGCGGGCGCGAACGCAAGAACGCTAGAGATTTGACAGATTCAGGCGAAGCAAGCCGAGAAACATTAGAGGAATGATATTATGATGTTATCAAAAAGAACAAGTGAAGCCCTAGATATTCTAGTTGGGCAGTATTTCCAGTTAAACCGCACGTTCGATAGGTGCGTGTCGTGGATGGAAGTAAAATTTGCTATGCCAAATGCTGCAAATATTATCCATCACAAATTAGCGCATCTTTGGCCACTTATGGCTGATACTGTAAGCGACTTTAAGCATCAGTGGAACATTACTACATATTATCCTGAGACGCGCGGCGATAAGCGCACATATGACAATCTTGAGCAAATGATGGATACTATGCTTAGAGAAACGCTTGACCTATATCAAGTTATCAAGCAGACGTATTATATTGCTAAAGAAGAAAAAGATTTTAATGCAAACGCTATGCTACAGGATTTGATGGAAGATATGAATAAGGTTGTAGCGCAGATCATTCTATTGGATGATAAAGCTAAACAAATGTCAACAGAATATGACGAATATGACCGTCATATTGACAGTTGGGGAATTGTTGGGCTGGAGGATTATCAATGATTATCCTTGGCATCCCAAGAAATCCAGAAGATTATTTTATTGCCGATAGCGCCTTAGCATGGGAACTTGATAAAGCTGGCTTTTCGGCTAAATACCTAGATGATGACGCGCACTATTATAAGCGCAACGCAAAATTACTAAAATGGCTTGATAAGAATGGAATAGAAGGATAATACGCTAGAAAGGAGGAATCTATGATTGGAAACAGTCAAGAATATTGCCGCAATTTTAGGAGCAATCCTTTCTTTGTCAGCAGTCATTACCTTATGTTGCAAACCTATTAAACTATGTATTGCGAAGGCTCTAAAAAAATATCAGAGTGAACAAGATGATAAGATAAAGCAAAATACCCTTAAAGCGACCCTCAAGAGAATTGAGAGTAAGCTAGATGCAACTGTAGCATATACAACTGAGGCGTGTCGTGGTGAAATTAAGAATATGTTTTATAAATATATAGACAATAAGACATTGCCATATTATGAAAAGATGCATATGTTGCATATTGAGGATATTTATGTCAATAAGCTGCAAAAGAATCATTATACTAAGGGGCTTATTGAAGAAATGAAAACGTGGTCTGTTGACTATACTGGTGTTGATTCACAAGATGTCAATTAACCATAAATTGGCGGCTTGGGCATAGTGCTCTTTGGGTCACCGCAGACGGGATGAATATCTCGTTATATCCTTGAAGAAAGGAGGAAGATAATTGCAGAAAGATGTAAAATTTCAGCTTGAAGATGCTGTTGAATATCCTGAATGGTGTGATAATTACCCAGAGCATAAATTTACTGTGTTTAAGTGCTGCTTTTTAAGCACTAAGCCAAATGCACATCAGTTAGATATTAGTAATGATGTACTACGGCGCGATGCTCAATCCATTCTTGGCAATATGCTTGTGGCGAAAATTCAGAATGGAGATGCAACTACGCACTTACCTTCAGAAATTCAGTATGGTTATTTTCCGCGCGAACAAGAGATTGAGTTTGTTGAGGAAGATGGCATTACCAAAGCATATGCTTATGCGGTTGTAAGTAAACACTATAGTAAGGAATTAAACAATATCTTTGAGTTTGATAATCTTCGCAATAGCTCTGTTGAAATGACAGTAACAATGGATAAAGACGAGGATGAAGGTAAGGTTGTAGCACTAGATATTTTTGGGCTAACTGTACTTGGAAAAGCCATAAATGGCAGTTGTCCCGATGCAGATATTAAAATGGTGCGATTCTCTACTGAGGATGCGGATGCTTATTTTGCTAAATCTGATTCTCTATCTAATCTAAAGCAATTTGTCGAAGAAAGGAAACAATCAATGGCTGAAAAGAAAACATATAAGATTGACAAGTCCAAAGAAGCCATGTCTACGGCTGATTGGGGCGATTACGACAAGGCAGCTATGAGAGATAAAATCATGGAGGCTAAGAATTGTGACACGCTTGTTAAATCTGTATATCTACTTGTAGAAGATGGTTGGAAAGATGCACCATCTGAACACCTCAAGTACCCAGTTATGATGCTTGATGGTGATACATTCATCTATAACCGAAATGCTCTATCATCTGCACTAGCATATGCAAAGCAGAATGATGAGACTGAGGTTGTAAATAAAATTAAGGCTATCTATGAGAAGTTAGACCTTGATGACGATTCTGAAAGAAAGGAGGACAAGAAAATGGCTGAAATTGAATTTAGCGCGGTTAATATTGGCGATCTTTGGGGTATGCTTTGGGCCGCTATTGAAGAGCGCCAGAATTGGGAATATGGTATTCAGGGTATCTATGAAGAAGATAACCAGAAGTTTGCCATTGTTATCGATCGTGCAAAGACCATGTATCGGCTCGATTTTAGTCTGACTGAGGACGGTCTTACTCTTGCAGATGAGGTTGTTGAGGTCAAACAGGAATTTACTGAGACTGATAATATCAAGAGATTTGCTGAACCTGAGAATGTTGCTGAATATCGTCTAGCTGATTGTGATGATTGTGATGAGCACGATCATGACGATGATGAGCATGAGGAAGAGCAAGAGGAAGAAATGTCCACAGACGAAATGAAGGCAAAGATGGCTGAACTCGAAAAGGATATTGAATCCCGTGATAATATCATCATGGAAAAGGACGCAGAACTAGAAGAACTGCGCAAATTTAAGGCAGAAGTTGAGGAACAGCGCAAAGCCGCAACCGTTGAATCTATTATGGCTGAATGTAAGGAATATATGTCTGATGAGCAGTATAAGGAAATGCGCGAAGAAGGCATGGTTTGCAATATGTCTGAGATTGATGGTTGGACAAATAAGGTCAAGGCTGTATCTTTCTCTGCTGTGAAGAAGAATGTAAAGAAAAATAATGATGGGCTATTCCGCTTTGCGGCTCCTATCGACAACAACAAGAAATCCAACTCTGTTTGGGATAGAATTTAATTTATTATAAAGGAGATTATATAATTATGGCACATACTATTTTTAATGGCACTCACTGTGCTTACTGGGATGTGGACAGCTACAATATGGTTGGTATTGCGGCTGCTGATATTGATAATGGCACTTTTCTAACTCTTGGTGATATGAAGCTCAAGGATGCTACTGGCGGCTATGAATTTACCGTTACTGCTGGTAAGAACGCAGACCTTATTGCTGGTACTCCTGAAGTTGGCTATGGCCTTGAAGCTCAGATTTATGCTGATCCCCGTTATTTCACCAACAAGGCGGGCAAGCCTATCTCTGTTAAGCGTCTAGTTAAGGGCGACTGCATTGAGGTTTCCGTTGACGCCTTTACTGCTGATCCTGCTGCAAATGGTTACGCTGCTGTTCAGGATTCTGGTAAGCTAACTGCTCAGGTTGCTGCTGCTAGTGCCGATTTCCAGATTCTTTCCACTCACACCATCGATGTTGGCGGCGAGCTTGTTAAGACTTGGATTCTAATGAAACTAGCTTAATCCATAGAGAATAAATTTATATAAAGGAGATTATATAACTATGGCGATTTCTAATGAACTAATCACCTTTGCCAAGGGCAATGCTGATTTCTATACTGCTTTTGAAGATTACCACAATCATAAGGCTGATGCAGAATGGCATCAAAAGATGGGCGCATACGACGCTTCTGTTTCTCTTGCTGAGAAGTCCGAGAAGGTTCGTTCTGCTTATTTTGCAGAAATTGAGAAGATGTCCAACTGCCCACTAACTGAGGCTAACCGTGATGCATGGTTTGCCAACCCTGTTGTTCGTTGGGCTGAGCTTGCTGTTGAGAACGCAATTCTTAACACTATCCTTCCCGGCTATGTTTCTAGTACTTTTGCTCCATTCGTCAATATGCGCCTAACTGGCTATGCTGACGCTATTCACGTTGAGATTCCTGCCCGTACTCTATACACCAACTCTAAGGGTGCAAAGGGCGAACGCACTTCTTTCCGTCAGAGAAAGTTCCGTGGCGATATGGTTCTAACTCCCGTTGAGCATCTAATCACTGCTTATGTTGATATGGCGCGTGTCTACGCTCGTAAGGATGACCTTGCTGAGGCTATGCGTAATGTCGTTATCTCTGCTGAGATCGGCATGAACAACGAAATTATCAACGCTCTTAACACTGGTCTAAATGCTGCTACCTATCCTGCACAGTTCAAGGAAACTGGCGCATTTGAGCCAAAGAAGCTCGTTCAGCTTGCACAGCGCGTTCAGGCTTATAATCAGATGGCGAAGCCTGTCATTCTTGGCACTGCCGCTGCTCTTATGAATGTTCTACCTGATAGCGCCCTTGGCTATCGCATGACTGTTGATGGCAAGGAAGGCGTTGTTTCCTTCGTTAAGAATTTCTATGGCTTTGATGTTTATGAACTTCCTCAGATGCCCACTGGATCCAACTTTGGCATGGCTCTAAACGATAATGTTCTTTACATTATCAGCCCATCCGTCAATAAGGTTATTGAAGGCGCTCTTAGCACCGCTCTAACCAACAGCAACCAGTTCTATGAAAATGCTGACATCAGCCAGAACATGACTCTCCGCAAGGCGTATGACTTCCAGTTCGTAGCATCCGCATACGCTGGTATTTATACCATTTCTGAGTAATCACATTTTGAGAGGGGTTAGAAATAGCCCCTCTCTATTTATAACGGAAATAAGAAAGGAAAATAAAAGGAATGGCAAACACTACTAATAAATCTACTACAACTACACCAAAGACGACTCCTAAGAAAGAAGCCGCACCAGTTGTCGATACAGAGAAGGAACAGCTAAAGGCGCAACTTGCCGAACAACAGAAGCGTATGGAAGAAATGATGGCGCAGATGCAAGTTCTTATGCAAGTACAGAGCAATTCTACAACGTCAACCAAATTTGTGAACCCCAACAAACAGATTGTATTTATCAATATGACTTCTGGTGGCTTGAACCTCAAGGGAACTCGCATGTATCACATCGACAATCAGTTTGGCACTAAGAGTGTACAGGAATCTGAGGCTCGTGTCATTGTGGCAAATATGCCAAATACCATTGCTGAGGGATATGTGTATATCCCAGATAATGAGTTCCTAGAATCTTGCAACATGGGCGGCGTATACGATGGTATGCTCAATGACGAGCAGATGAAAACACTGCTAAATCAGGACGCGAATTATGTCTGTGATGTGTTTGAAAATGCGACTGATTCTCAAAAGCGCATCATTATTGATATGGTGTCTGATAGACAGCTTAACGGTAAGCATGTTGACGCTAATATTCTAGTTCGTCTTGGAAAGCTGGCGGGAGTAGATTTCTTAGATATTGAACCCCTTGATGACAAGGAGTGATAAATTATGGCAACATCATTTGATGTTATTGGACAAAGAGCATTAAGCGTAATTGATGACTATAAACTGCGCAAACTATATGACGCAAACATTGAACTGTTTCACGACAAGATTGATAGTTGGGTCATTAGTTCAGCTGCAAAGTTTATAGAATGTGAACAACCACTAACATACGATTCAGAGCTTAGACAATTTGACGCAGATTTAACAGATTTAGAGATTCAGATTCTTGCCGAATATTGGGTTATTAACTGGTGGCGCGGCGAGACGGACGTAGCAACTCAGATTGCACAAAAACTTAAAGTTCCATCATCTTTCCAGATGGATGGCGTATCTTCACAGAATTTCAAAGAAAAACAGAACGTCATTGATAAGCTAGAAGAAGATGTAGATAGGCTCATTCACGACAAATACCAGCTCTTATATCTATCCTCCTATAATTATTAAAGAGGGGTGGATATATGAGTAGAACAGACAAGCAAGATAAAATTCATGCTTTATATAAAGTCCTGTTGCTGTTTGAAGATTTGATCAGTCTTGAGCCGACAATCGAAGAAGCCGACTATACAACATATTGTGAGCGACTATCTGTGCGATTTAGGGCGGTTGATGGCGAGATTGCTGATACATTAGCAGGATTAAGCAAAATGGGGCTTGAGCTTACTCATCCTATTATCCGTTCATGTGTATTGCGCATGACGAACAGGATTGAAAGGATGGGTGATTGATATGGCATATGAGATGTTTCAATATCAACCAAACCCCAATGATTATTACCGCGATTTAACACAATCTTTCATAGATGAGCAATGGTATAACACGTCTGCTAAAACACCTGAGAATGGTGGCGCATTGCTAGAGCAAAATGAAATTGGCTCTACTGAATATTGTTGTGTTCAAGCATGGGTTGCGCCTACTGTGGCAAGCACATCAACCGGACAAAAGGATACTATAGATTTCCTACAGCTAATATTCAAGGATATTGATCATTTTGTTGTGCGCGGACTTTACTACAAGTTCGATAATAATGTGTGGATCGTTCATGATTCAGGTAAGTTTGATGGCGTGCCACGTTGTATTGGCGTGCGCCGTTGTAACAATGTAATGCGTATTAAAGATGAGGTCAATGACGTAATCTTTAGCGCACCATGTGTTGTTGACTATGATATGCAATCACCATCAGCACAGGTTAGTACGCCTATCATCACGCCAAACAACCATGCCGTTGTTATGGTTCAAGGCAATGAGGATGTATATAGACTATTCAAGTTGAATACTCGATATATTCTAGGCGGTAGACCGTTTAAGCTGTTATCCTATCAGAACGCAATCAACGCATATGGGGATAGCAAGCCGACATTGCTTACTCTTGAACTATATCTTGATGAGGCTCATGTTGGCGATGATATTGCGAATCAACTTGCGGATAATAGCTCTATTGATTATCCAATGGACGAAAACGCGCCGTTTCCAATGGGGTAAAGGAGGGCAGTTAGATTATGTATAATAGTATGTCAAGTTTACCATATCTCCCATATCGGATTATGGTATATCTAGCAAAATTGACTGACCCTATGGCAGATGTCTTTTGGAAATTATTAGCATATAGAGATTATAAGGCGCTAACCCATGACGCGCTTACATTTGACCAAAAAATGAAGTTGGTGTGGGCACAGGGCAAACAGGATACATATAGTGTATTTTTGACCAATTTGATTGAGGACGCTATGGCTGAATCTAAGCAGATTGTTAAAATATATCAGTATTATATTCACCCTTCTGAACTATATTATGGAACAGTTGTATATGCGTTTGATTGTTTATATGGCGGCCAAATGAGCCTAGTTGAATATAATGGCGTTCCTGTTAATCGCGGCGATTTGTTTATTAACTGTATATTAACATTGCTAAATGGTGTTGATATTGGAGGCATTGGCAAATTCAAGTTCTTGCAGGACGCAAGCCGATATAGCGCCGCAAAGTCAACTATTGGTAATAACAAAACGTTTACTGGCGTTCAGCTATATATGGCTATTGACGTGGGCGATACTGGAACAGAGGAAGGATGTACTGGATAATTGGCACAGAGCCTTAATTTTGATGTTCTGGATGAATTATATTTCGCCTATGATGAGCCAGTGCCGTATGCATTAAAATCCGGTGCGACGCTAAATATTTATCCAATAGCACTTAGGGATTCTTTAATTTTTTTAACAAGTTGCGACTTGCTTAACATAGATAAAAATAGTTCAAGCGACGTAAAAGTAATACAGATGACGTATTTGCGTTATCTTAACGATATAGTAATACAAAATGCTGATGAACAAGAAGCAAAAGCAAGTAAACAGAAACTTGTAAATATCTGTATGTTATGCTTTAAGTTTGAGATGCCATATTTAGGCAAGGATGAACGCGGAAAGATTATCCTTGGCGATGCAAAAAATCCAGATATGATTATCACTGAGAAAGAATTTGATGATATACGACGAATAATCATGTATCAGAATATTCTTGATTATGATGATGAATATATCAACCCAGATTTGAAAAAAGCCATAGATGAAACAAATGCGCTCAAGGCAGCTAGATATGCGCCGATTTCAACAGCTAGAAAGATGGGCATTGTAATGGCTCATTCTGGCTATACAAAGCAACAACTAAAAGATATGACATATCGCTCATTTAATATCCTGTTCAATGAGGTGGTTGGCGAGGTCGAATTTGAGACAACTCGCGCCATTTCGCTATATGCCGGTCAAGGCGATAAGATTGAGCATTGGATATTTAAGAAACGAAAAGATAAATTTGATGATTATATACATCCATTAGATGAATATGCTAAATCTATGGGTGCTGACAATCAAGGTAATATTCGCGGCCAAACCAAGACAGATAGAGGCGACGGGCTGGACGCGATTTTCAACGAAATGCAAAACAAATAAGTAATTAGGAGGAATTTTAATGTCCGCTAATAATATTTTTACTGCTGGCCCTGCCCGTGCTCTATTTTTCAGTGCTGACCAGCTAATTGGTATTGGTAAGACTCTTTCCGATACCACATTCAATACTTCTATCACGGCTGAAGAAGTCCGTGGCGGCCCCGGTAACTTACTTTATGGTCAATATTTCCATGATAGTTCTCTAGCAATTTCTATTACGGATAGTATGTTCAACCTCCGTTATGTTGCCGCTAACCTTGGCGTCGATGTAACAAAGGGTGGCGTTACTGTTTATGAGTCTGGTAAGGCTGGCGAGGCTATTACCACTGCCGGTCAGATTACACTAACCCATACTCCTGTCGCTTTTGATGGTTCTGTTATTGGTTGGTACAAGAAGCCAGCTGATGACAACTGGACTGTCGCTACGATCAATGGTGAGACAATGCTTGTTCCCGGCGCGATTGTTGGTGAGAGCTATTGTATCAAGTATTTCTATCAGAATGAGAACGCCGAGTCCATTACTATCAAGGCTCAGTTCGTGCCAAAGGTGCTACACCTCGTTCTAATCAACGACCTATATTCTGGCTCTGCGGCTGACGTTGCAGCGTCTAGTTCTAAGTATGGCCGTCTCATTACTGATATTCCTCAGTTCCAGCTTGACGGCAACGTTAATCTAGCGTGGGCTGCAACTAGCGCTGCTACTGTTCCTCTGAATGGTAAGGCTCTAGCTTATGACGAGTCCACTTCTTGTGAGGAAGACCCTGTCTATGGTACTATGACTCAGGAAGTCTTTGGTGCTAAGTGGCAGGATGATGTCATTGCTCTTGCTATTGAGAACGCTGACATTGATCTAAAGGCGCAGGAAACCGAGCAGCTTATTGTTCGTGCTGTCTTTGGTGGCAATATTGCTTCTCAGCGTAAGGCCGCAGAAAACTTTACCTTTGCCGTCGCGACTGGTTCTGAAGCAACTGTTGGCGTTGACAACACCGGCAAGGTCACGGCTAATGCCGCTGGTACTGGTTATGTCACTGTCACACTCAAGGATAAGACAACGATTCAGGCGGTTGCAGAAGTTACCGTTACTGCGTAAAAAATTAAATATTGTATAAAAATGGGGAGATGTAACAGTCTCCCCATTTTATTACGAGGTGAATTTATGGACTGTAAATATTGTATTATTGGTGCATATAGCGACCATTGTTATTGTCAGCGACAACAAGAGCCAAATAATATATGCCCTCATGTGCGGCGATGCGCCAAATTGCATATATGGATGCCGCTTGATTATATGAAAAATTGCCCTATTGCTAAACCGGCTGGGAATGTAGTGATGGAAAAGCATGGTAATCTTTATGTCAATCTTGGAGATAAGACGGTAGTGGTAAAAAATCGATATGATTATGTGCCGGTTGATGTAAAATTGAGAAAATATGGCGATACATATAGAGTTGTAAAAGAAAGGAACGAAAAGGAAAATGAAGGAAATTAAGGAATTTACAGATGAATATGTTGAGGATTATGGCGTACATATCAAGTCATATCTAACATATAGTGAAATTCAGGCTATTGCAAATGCGGCGACCAAATTTGACACATGGGCAGAGCGCAATGAAAACATTGATATTCTTCTTATTCATTTTGCTACAGATATGAATGATAAGGATATTGAAGAACTAGGACATGATAAACTACTAAAATCTGGTCTGATTGATATTGTCAAGGATAATGTTATGAATTTCTATGAGATTGGTGCTGCTATTGCATTTGCTGAATCACCTATGCGGCTACTCACCAAGCTTGCTAAAGAAATGCCAGAATTTAGTAAGCGAGTTGATGAGGTCATGAAAAATGCCCCAAGTAAGAAGTGAGGACGAGCTAAGACGAGCGCTTAGACAGCCATTGCAAGAGGCCGTTGACTATGTTATGGATAAAATTTACGATGAGAACATCGGCGCAATCCATGATGTAGTATATATGGCGTATGAACCAGAAGAATATAACCGAACGGGTGATTTTTATACTGCGTGGGCAATTACTCAGCCGGGTCATAATCCAACCAATAAGGATGCCTACGGTAAATTCTACTATAAAGGCAATGAAATGTCAATAGGTTCTACTGACCCCGATAGTCCAAATTATGCACAGCATATCGGTGTAGCTGGGGATTATTATGGTAAAGATTCAAGGGCATATTTGGCCGATATAATCTATGGTGGCATTAAGTGGGGTAGTGCATTTGGCACTGGCACATGGCAAAAGAAGCGCGATGCTTGGGCAGAATTAGTAAAAAGAGTAGGCAAGCGCAACATGAAACAATGGTTCAAAGAGGGGTTGCAAAAATCTGGACTTGAGGTTATCATGCACAATGTAGCGATTGCTGTTGACGAGGTAAATTGATATGACTACTTGCGGAATAGACGCATCTTCTACTTGCACGGGAATATCCGTATTTGATGGTATTAAGCTAGTTCATTATCAGGCTATCAAGCCAAGCCGTGATTTGACATGGCGTGAGCGGCTTATGCAAGAAGGGCGCGAGATTGAGAATATCATAAAAAAATATCGTCCATCTTGTATATACCTAGAAGAAGTCCCATTGATGGGTAAGCAAATGCAAACGCTTGTTCTACTTGGAGCAGTGCAAGGATATATTTTATCGATAGCGACCCATTATCATGTTCCCATTCATTTTTTATTGCCGTCTCAATGGCGTAGTGATATGGGCTTATTTGATGGATCAAAAGCCGGGACAAAGAGAGATGCGATGAAGGAAAAGGCGGTACTGACTGCCAATGAGATATTTGGGTTAAACCTAAAATGGGTGAAGCCTAAATCTAAATTAAATGATGACGATGTGGCCGAGAGTATATTGATTGCTTGGTCACAAATTCGTCCAAATCGTAAAGATGCCAAATAATCACAAATATGAATTAAAGGAGTGATGAGATGGCTGAGATATATAATGATACATATTGCGTTTATGTTCATACCAATAATTACAATCTAAAAAAATATGTTGGTATAACTAGAAGAAAACCAGAGACAAGATGGAATAATGGATATGGGTATTTATATAATAACCACTTTTATTCTGCTATTAAAAAATATGGGTGGGATGGATTTAGTCATGATGTTATAGCTTCAAATTTAACAAAGGACGAAGTCGAGAATTTTGAGAAAATTTTAATATTAAAGTTAAAATCATATCAAAGAGAATTTGGTTATAACAATGATATGGGTGGAAATTCTACTGGAAAAATATCTGAACAAACTAGAAGAAAAATGTCAGAATGTCAAAAAGGCCGTCCAACGAGTGCTCGTCAAAAAGCAAGAACCACAGAAATGTTAAACGAAAGATGGAGCGATGAAGAATATAAGAGAAAATTTGGTGAAGAAATGAAGAAAAAATGGAGTGACCCAGATTTTCGGACAATGATGCTTAATGCTAGAGTTGGGGTAAATTACGACTCTCGAAGCGTTCCAGTTGTGTGTGATAACATAAGATACAAGAATGTAAAAACGTTTGCAGAAGAAAATGGTTTGAATGACTATACCGTAAGAGGATGGCTAAACGGACATAATAGTATGCCGAAATATTGGTACGATAAGGGGTTACGACAAGAAGATGCTGAGTTAGCGAAAAAAATACACATTTCTAAGAAGGAGTGTGATAAATAATGGCAGTTAACTACAGTGTTGTGGTACAGGCTGAGTTAGACCTTAAAAAGATAAAAGAGCAGCTTAAAGAGGTTGCCAGCAATGGTGTAGACCTAAAGGTGCATGGGGCGGCTCAGGGCAAAAAAGAAATCGACGATGTTACAAAATCCACAAGACAACTAAATGAAACTGGGCAAGACTTAGAATTAACATTCAATGTGGCGCATGAGGTCTTTAGCAAATTCTTATCTGTTGTTAAAGATATGGCTGGTCAAGTATATGAGCTTGATGCTGCACTAACAGAATTTAAGAAAGTTAGTGATTTGTCTGGCTCTGCGCTAGATGATTATGTTGATAAATTGTCTCAATTAGGACAAGAAGTTGGACGAACCGGTAAACCAAATCGGTCTGAGCCGGTATGTTGCGATGGTAAAGCAGCATAGAGAACAGCCCCTAAACCCTTGAAAGCCTCAAGAGCCTTATCACTACAACATGAGGATGAGATATGCCTGAGTGTGATTATTAACAATGAATTAGTGCGAAAGCAGAAAGACGATAAGGATGATTCCATGGTCGAAAGACCTAAAGAATCTGTCATAAATAATGTATGACAAAAGGGCAGATTGGGCGCGAAGCCGTGATGAGCGGTGTGTCAACAGAATATATAGGGCTGGCCCTCCATATCTATTGGGCTAAGAATTATTCGGGAAGGGCTTGAAAACCCCTTGACAAATTATTTAATATGTGCTATTGTATAGATACAATAAATCTGTATGAAAGGCGTGTTTATTATGGAAGATGTAAATATGGTTGCTGTTGTGGCATTTCTTATCTTTTTTGTTATATTTACTTATTGTGTATGTATGAGTGGATATACGACAAAGCGCAAAAATCCAGATGATTATAAAGAAATCAACGAAGCGCAAAAGAAGAAAGATATAGAAACAATCAAGGCACAGGATAAATACGACAACGAATGGGGATATATTAAATAATTTGTATTAACCGTCAGAAATGGTTGATGCCGCAGGAGAGTTCCGCAAAAATGGTTTTAATGACCAAGATGCGGCTACATTAGCAAGAACTGCGGCGATGTTCCAGAATGTTAGTGATGAAGCAATATCAGCCGGTGATTCAGCGTCGTTTATTATCTCTCAGATGATTGCGTTTGGCATTGAAGCCGAAAATGCACAATCTATCATTGATAAAGTAAACGAGGTTGCTAATCGCTTCTCGGTTTCATCTGGTGATTTATCTAAGGCTCTAGGAATTGTTGCATCTACAAGTGCGGCTATGGGAAACTCCATAGACCAGACACTTGGCGTTGTTACGGCAATTACAGAACAGACGCGAAATGCTAGTAAATCTGCAAGAGCGGCAAATACGATTTTTAGCCGCTTGGCGCAAGTTGTAGATGAAAATAGCGATGTTGGACAAAAGCTAACAGAAATTTATAATAGTCTAGGAATTGCATTGTATGACAGTTCTGGTCAGATGCGCAGTACATATGACATTCTGGCTGACCTTGCATCACAGTGGGGTTCACTAGATAAGAATACTCAGCAATATATAGCTATTACCAGTGCTGGTACAAATCAGCTGAATAATTTCCTTGCGTTGATGAATAATTTTGACCATGCAACGCAAGCAACGGCAACGTCCATTGATTCGGCTGGGTCAGCCATGAAGGAAAATGAGGCGTTCCAAGAATCGCTTGAATATCAAACTAATAATCTCAAAGCAACATTCCAAGATTTTGCCAATAATGTTCTTGATAAAGAGGTAATTACCACTGTTATCAAGGTTGGCGATGCCTTCTTAAAATTAGCCAATACAGATATTGGACAACTGATTACTAAGGTTACATTGCTTGGCGGTCTTAGTTGGGGTCTTACTAGCCTAGTAAAAGTATCTAAACTAATCCCCATTATTACTAGACAATTTAGTGATTTTGGTGCAGTCTTATCTCTTGTAGCTGAAGGTAGCGGCTCATTTGGGGCAGCTATTGGAGCAGCTGGTGGTGCGGCGGCAGTAGCATTACCAATTCTATTAGCTATTTCAGCAGCGATTGTTGGTATAGTAGAAGCTGTAAAGGTATATAAAGAAACACACCCAGATTTTGAGACGGCTCAACAAGACGCTGCGAATCTAGCTGAAGAATATCAAAATACTAAAGACCGGCTCGATGAAATCAACGCAATGGATTGGAAAGACCGAACTGCGGCGATTGAGAAGGAGCGGCAAGAGCTAGAAAAGCTAAGAGAAGAACAAGAAAAAGAGCTAAATGTTGCTCAAATGCGCGAGGCTCAAGCGGCTAATCGTGAACTTAGTGGGAGAACTGGAACAGGAACGGCAACCCGTGTTCATGTTATGTCATCTACTAAGGATGTTGATACTAGCACATATACTTCCATTGAAGCCGCCGTTAAAGATTTGGCCGAACAAGAGGGGCTTGCGGCTGGCACTACTGATGAGCTAAAAGAGCAGCTTAAAGAGCTTGGTTATGCCTTCTTGACGATGAGGGAGGAAACTAATCTCACAGCAGACGAAGTAAATGCGCTTGACGCAGATGCACTAAAATCTCTTGGCGATGAATTGCGCAATACTGATGAGCTAACAGCAAATCAGATTAGTAGGTATCAAGAGCTTCACGATAAACTTGCCCCTGTATATCAACAGATTATATCTTTGGAAGAGGCGTATTTGCGTGGAGATGCGGGAGCACGACAACTAACCTCTAGCGAGAAAGAATTAAAGCTGGAATATGGCTATGTTGTAACTGCTATGCGCAAATTCAATAGTGAGGGCCAAAAAGTTGTTGATACAGTCCAAGACTTAAATGACGCTGCCGAAGATGCTGGCAATTATTTATCTAAACATCTTACTGATTCGCTGTTCGATGTAGATGGGAACTTGACAGAAGTTGGAAAATCAGCTTTGACAACAACCGCTGGATTAAAAGATTTGGCTATTGCCGAACTTGAGGCTCAACAACAAGCGGCAAATGCTGTGTATAGTAATCTCGTAGATGAAATTAACAAAGTTGGCACAGCGGCTTTGATGACAAGTGCTCAAATTGCGACTATGATGGCGGCAGTTGGTGCAACATCTGCAAGTCAGCTGTCTGGAGCTGTTGATGTTGGTACAAAAGACAATCAACAAGCTCTTATGGAGGCTTACCGTAGAACATATGGTAAAACTCCAACAACAGCAGAATTTAATGCTTGGGTAGCCAAACAAGCTACAAATAAATGGCAAAAGGATTATCAACCAGACAAAATTGCTAAACAGCTTGAACAGCTACAAAAATGGGGTTCTACTACAGCTAGTTCAGGTGGAGGTGGTGGCTCATCCAAAACCAAATCAGTAGCAGAAAAAGCCGCTGAAGAAGCAGCCGCAGCCGCCAAACAAGCATGGGAGAATCAGAAGCAGAAAGAGCTATGGGAGCTTGAGCAACAAGAAGCGGCGATTAAAAAGCAAGCTGATGACGCCAAAGCAGAGGTTGATGATTACAAAAATCAGCTAACCGCTATTAGCAAAGCTCAAAAAGAGCAAACTGAGGCGATTAAGAAAGAATTAGAAGCGCAACTAAAGGTCATTCAATCACAAAAAGACGCGCTAGAATCCCAGCAAGACGCGCTTGATATTAGAGCAGATGACCTAGATCGGCTGATTGATTATAACCAAGAATACGCTGATAAGCAGATAGAGAACCTAGAGGCTGAAAAGGACGCTATTCAAGAAACGATTGATGCTATCAATGAAAAATATGATAAGCAGATAGAGGCTCTTGAAACAACCAATAAAGAGCTTGATAAGGAAATCGAAAGAGAAAAGCTGCTCAAGGCGCTGGCTGATGCTAGAGCCAAAAAGACGCTTGTCTTTAAGAATGGGCGCTTTACTTATGAGCAAGATATTGAAGCCGTAAGTAAGGCACAGGCTGACCTTGATAAATTTGACCGTGAACAACAGATTGAGAAAGAGAAGGAGCTAATTGAGGAAAACCGCAAGAATGAATTGCAGTATTCCAAAGATGAGCAAGCCGCTCTTGATGCTGAGATTGAACGGTGGAAGAAATATAAGGACGGCTGGGCAAATCTTGTAAGCGATTATAATTATCAGCAAAATGCACTATTAGCCGCTCAGAAATATGGGCTTAACCTAGAGAATCAGACATGGACACAACGGCTTAATAATGTTAGCAGATTCGCTAAAGATTATGCTAACATTGTGACTGAGCAAAAGCAAGTCCAGAACCAGCTTACCGCACTTCAAGAGGAACAGGCGCGCCTACAAGAAATCGCATCGGCTCGTCAAGAAGAAGTAGCAGCCCGTATGCAAGAGCAATATGACCGCATCAATGCCTTGATGGAGCAAGCGCAAACCAGATATAATCAATATCAGGAACAGCTTAAAAATATTCAGCAGAATATTAGCGATACTAGTGGTAAGCAGTATACTGATTTGCCGCGAGTCCTAAAATCTGTAAATGGTCAAGCGCCAAGTGATGCAAAAGTAGGCGATTATATTGTCACAGGTGGTGGCATCTTCCAGATTATAGGTGGCTATCCCGGAGCATGGCAAAGCAATAAAATCACTGCTACCAAGTTTACTGATGTTGGCTCTGCTAAAAATTGGCTGTCTAGTCAAGGCTATCAATTCCAATATGCGCGTGGCACAACTAGCGCCCATAATGGTATATCTCTAGTTGGCGAACAAGGCCCAGAATTAAGAGTAACCAAATCTGGTGATGGCATCTTGCCAGCGGCGATTACTCAAAATCTATGGTCTTGGGGCAAACTAGACCCAGATAAGGTGCTAGGTGGTGTAATGCACAATCTTGGCAATTTGGTATTTAACAATGCTAACCTGTCTTTCCCGAACATTAGGTCTGGTAGTGACGCACGGCTATTTGTTGAAAATCTAAAGAATCTAGCGTATCAATACGCATTTGCAAGATAAATTTAATGGGTATAATAGGGGAACAGAGGATGGGCTGTCTCCCCTATTTACCCGATATAAGATAGAAAGGAGGATGATGTGGATATGAGCGTAGAACAAGATATTGTTGATAGCATAGGCATTGTTGTCAAAAAAGCAATGGAGCAGAATACGCAGATTTATCAATGCCGCGTCACGGCCGTCAATGGTAAACGATGCACAATAGATATGAATGGGCGCGAATTAGAGGTGGGCTATTATGGCTCAACCCCAGAAAAAAATAATGTATATCCAGTGTTCATTCCTCAAGGAAATATGAATGTGGCATTTGCTCTTATTTTATAATCACAAGGAGGTGAGCACAACCTATGGCATTAACAAGACCAAGTTTATATACAATAGCGGCATTTGATGCGTCACAGGCTCAGACATTTAGATTTAATGTCATTGGCGGCGATACGGTTACTGGCTCTACATTGACGATTAAGAACAACGCTACACTGGCTATTGTAGCCACAAATACGGTTGAGACATATAAGCTAGAAAATACGCTACCAGCAAATAAGCTGACAAATGGCACATATTATCAAGCAACGATTAAGACAAGAAATGCGGCTGGGCAAGAATCTGAGGAATCAGCGCCAATTCAGTTCTGGTGCTATACTACGCCAAGCATGGTATTCACTAATATACCAAATACGGGCGTTATTGTTAACTCTAGCTATGATTTTCAGGTTACATACAATCAGGCGCAATCTGAGCCATTAGCACAATATACATTTAATCTATATACGCCAACTGGTACATTAGTAGGCACAAGCGGTGTTAAATATACCAATTCAACCACTGTGCCACTTAATATAGATTATATATTCTCTGGACTGGAAGATGGGGCACTATACAATATTGAATGTGTGGGCGTAACATCCGAGGGGACACAGGTCACTACTGTTCGGAGGGCATTTAGCGTTGCGTATGATGCGCCAACCGTCTATTCTAATCTACAATTAACTAATGATTGTATGGGCGGCTATATTCAGATTGAATCTCACGTTATTGGTATTGGCGGCACATCCAATCCTGAGAACCCAACATATATTGATAATAAAAAAATTGATATGAGGGGCGATGGCAATTATGTCAGATGGGATGACGGCTTTGAGCTTACTAGCAACTATGCACTAGGATTATGGGGCGAAAATTTGACCCCCGGCGCAGACACACTAATTATGATGAACAACAATGGCGACAGTGTCAATGTTGTATATATGGAAAACGACACAAACGCATGGTTTGAGTTATATGTAAGTTCTGCATCTCATCCATTCAAATATCAGATTATCAGCAATCTTATTGCAAAGCCGGATGATGTTGATGAGATATTTATGACGCTAAGATGTATAGATAATCTATATGACATTACAATAAAGAATAGGGGTGTGATAGTATGATTGGGCTATTAGGCTATAATTTCTGTGCTGATAAAAATGCAATCGACCCAATGCCAACCAATGCTGGCAAATTAAGCATTGTGCAAATTGAGGGCGGCATATTTGACCATATCAATATCACATCTAAGACGGATGGCGAATATTCAGAGATACCGCCAACCACATGGGATTTTAGCACCATCCTAGACTGTGACTTTGCTGATAATATCTCAGGCGGCAACATTGGTGATATATCTAAAGATACGACCCTAGTTCGTATCAAACGGCGCGTCAAGGGCACATATCAATGGGCGACAATCAAGGAAGTGCCAATCACCAAAGATGAGGATTTGTCATTTGCGTTCACTGATAATCTCAACCTGAACAACACGACTTATGAATATGCCTATGTTCCAGTAGCTGGCAACCAAGAGGGCGGCTATACGATTAAAGATATATACTCTAAATTCAAGGGTGTATTTGTTTGTGATATTGATACCATCTATAAATTCTATTATGGTATTAGCTATGGCGATACAGAGAAGGTACAACAAGTCGGTACATATGAGCCGTATGGCCGCAAATATCCAGTTGTTGTTAGTAATGGCTTGATTGGTTATCAGCGTGGCTCAGTAAGCGGCATGGTACTACCTGAGACATATGATGATACGCGCAAAATTGACCGCATTAAAAATGTGGAAGAAAGAGAAGCATTATTTAAGATGCTGACCAATAGAAAACCCAAGATAATTAAAGATTTCAACTCCAACGAGTGGTTAGTAATGATAACTGGCAATCCATCTGTATCTTATTCGAGAGGATATGGCATGGGCGTGATGAGCGCAACGGCTGAATGGACACAAGTGGGCGACGCTAATAATATTGATGATCTATATGCGGCTGGCGCGATTGTCGGTAAGAGCTAATAATAGAAGGGAGAGATAAATCATGCCTATTAACGTAGGGCAGGATGATTATAGCATCCTTTCTCAACAGATTATTACAAAATATATCAAGCTAGAAATATTAAATTTCCAGTACAATGTGGTGGATGAAATAAGCGGCAATCTGACGGCAATGAGCGTCAATATTGATTCAGAATCGGATTTGCGACGTAGCTGCAATTTGACATTTGTTGTCACTGATGCGTCATTTGATGTTAAGGCCGGTAACAAAATCTGGCTAGATAAATTTTGTCGTCCATGGGTAGGATATGAGAATATATACACTGGTAAAATCCAATGGTATAATCAGGGTATATATTTAATCAATGCGCCGAGTTGGAGATATAATGCAACGACCCATGAGCTATCATTGGCTGGGCTTGATTTGGCATCTAAGCTAACTGGTCTAAGAAATGGTGAGCTAGAGGGCATCCCTACTAAAATCCCAGCTGGCTCATCTGTGCGCGAAGCAATGATTGCCGCTATTGAATTGGCTGGATTTACTAAATATACAATCAGCGAATGCAAGGATGTAGATGGAAATATCATAGCTGTACCAAATGATATAGAAATAGCACAGGGCGGCACAGTATGGAATATTGTAACACAGCTTAGAGATATATTGCCGCGCTATGAGACATTTTTTGACGTTGATGGCGTATTTATCTATCAGCCTATTCCAACTGGTAGCGGCGACCCAGTGATTATTGATGATACGATTTGGCCCAATCTGCTTATTGATGAATCTATCAACAATGATTTTGAGAGCGTCAAGAATTATATAGAGGTATATGGGCGTACATTAGACCCTAGCTATTTTAGCACTAATACGACATATAGTGGCTCGACCCTATCTCTCACAGTTGCAGATTATCCAACGGCTCTAACAGATAATACCATAGTTGGCTTTACTACGCCTAGCACTGGTGATATTAGTGCAACAGGCGGCATTAGCCTAAAAATGAATAGCTTGACCGCATCCGTACTATATGAATATGGTACAAATAATCCTGTAACAACTCTTGATAACGAGACATACTATGTGGTATATTATAATCAAGGCTGGTATCTTATGGGGCATCAGCAACCAGTAGGTATAGCATACGATGATAACCCAGATAGTCCATTTTATGTTGATGGCTCGATTGGGCGTATTCGTCATGTGCTATATGGCGGCGAGTATGAAAACATCACATCTGATAAGCTGGCATTAGAACGAGCTAGATATGAGCTATGGAAAAGGACGCGCCTACAAGATAGCATTACATTGACTAGTATACCAAACCCATGGCTAGATGTCAATGTGCTGATTTCTCATGCTATAAGGGGTAAAAGCCAAGAAAATGCGGCACAATATATAATTAAATCAATTTCAACAGATTATGGTATAGAGGGGACACAGAGCATCAATGCTATAACGTATTATCCTCTATATCCAGATATTTAATAAGGAGGGATGGGTATGACTTCGTTCCCCAATAGTATACAGAGTTTTCCAACAATGCAAGATATAAGCGTGGCTGATGCGTCGCTTGTTCAGCAATATCAAGACGCAATGGAATCAGGCAATATTGCTACAGCTACAGCCATTTTGGGGCAAATCAGCAATGCGGACAAAAAGATAATTCGAGCCGATTTACTCAATACTATCACAGATACTAGCGTGGCGCTTCAGCAATTCTACGCGGATAAATTCAGCAATGGTTATATTGTATCTGAGACGCAACCAGCCGGTCAAGCCAAGGGCGATTTCTGGTTTAGACTAGATAGAAAGTTGGGTACGACTACATGATGAAATATCAGGATATTCATACTACTGATTCAGCTCTATGGAAACAATATCAAGACTATATGGCTAAAGGGGAGTATGATGCGGCCAAAGCAATATTGGCTCAAACCCAGCTTGATAATAAGCGTATTGATGCTAGTCTGTTCAACGATATTACAACCGAATTGACGCGCTTACAAAATCAGGGCAAAGATTCGACATGGAGCAAAAATACCATGGCTGTGCAAGCTGAACCACCAGCAGATATGAAGGCTGGTGAGTGTTATTGTAAACTTGATAAACGATATACACCATATAAAGTTACCGTGTCAGGACTTCAAGGTATTCCAGAATATTATATGAATGATGATGGATACACAACTAAAATATTAAGTTTTAATGTTTCTGGAAAAAATAAAACTAATCCAACGCCAATAACTGAAAACAGTAAAGACGGCATATATTATTGTTATGGTACGATTGCTTTGAAGATGATAATGTTTCAATCATATGAAAAATATGGAGCGTCAAAAACAGGTGTGACAGAAATCTATATCAATGGAGAAAAATATTCAGAAGGGATACAAATAAATCTGTCTGATTGGAGTTTAGATGAACCGGCTAATACATATCGTGTAAAATTTGGTGGAACGTATACTACTCTTATATATTCTCCGTTTCATATTCCGGGGCACATTGGTAATGGCGCTCATACGGGAGAAGATTGGGATGATAAAATTTATTTTGATAACAATATAGATATTATTTTTACTCATTCAATCAACGAAGAAGAGGGTAATCTGTATCTAAGATGTGATATAAACACACATTAAAAGGATGGTGACAAAACAATCTATGGGAGATATTTATAGATATACAATGACCTATAAGACTGACACAGACTATAATTCCTTATTGCCAAAATCAGCATACACAACAACGGCTACATTACCAGCATCTGGTTGGTCATCTTCTACTAAGAGCCAGACAATTACAGTGGCGGTCGTATCAGCAGATGATGATGTGGTTGTCACATACGCCCCAGAATCGCATGATGCTTATGTTAATGCTGGTGTATATTGTTCAGCACAGGCAAATGGGTCGCTTACATTCAAATGTAATAAAATCCCTACTGCTAATTTGACTGTTAATATTATGCTGTTGTGATAGGAGGATTAGCTATTTATGGGAATTTATAATTTAGGTGGAGGTGGTGGCGCTCCTGAGCTACAAGCAAAAGAGGCAACCCCACTAATCACCAATGCACAGCAAATCATCCTACCAGACGATGGGTATGACGGTCTCAGTAAAGTAACGGTCAATCCTATGCCAACTGGCGTATTAAAAACACCTACTGTCAATTCGATTGGCTATGTATCAGCTGGCGTACAGACGGCTGGTTATCTTGACACATCAGCAACTAGCGGCTTGCAACTTAGTACACAAGCGGCTAAGACAATTACACCTACCACATATTCTCAGACTGCTGTAGCTAGTGGCAAATATACTACTGGTGCGGTTACGGTTGGTGCTGTGAGTTTACAGAGTAAGACGGTTAGTCCTAGTTCTTCATCTCAGACAGTCAAACCAGATAGCGGCTATACTGGACTAAGTCAGGTCACTGTAAATGGAATTACGTTACAAAATAAGACTGTAACACCAAGTTCATCTACTCAGTATATTAGTGCTGATTCCGGATATAATGGACTAGGGACAGTAACGGTGAATAGGGGTTTTTATCGTGCTACGGGGCAGTTTAGTGGAAATGGAGCAAATTCAATAAGCGTATATGTTTCATCTGATTTGTCTGATTATTATGTGGTTTCTGCATCGGTTAGATGTCCATATGCCACAACATACCCGATATTTTTAGCTGGTGGCACATTTGATGGATTGGCTTGGGTAGATAGTTCGCGCAATACGGTATTTAATATGCACGATCCAACACATGGTCAAAATAGCGCACTTATAGCATCAAATAATAATGGAACTGTAACATTGAGTTTTTTAGTTCCAAGCTCCGCGATGATATTTGGGCCTTTTGCAACTGGTGTCAGTTATGAATATGAATTTATTTTCGGAAGAAACTAACTAAAAGTAGGTGAAATAATGGCTAAATTAACAATTAATAAATCAATCAGAGCAACAAGAATAGGTGGCAAGCGGCCACTATCAGCAATTAGGGCTATTGTATTCCATTATACGGCCAATACTGGCTCAACCGCTACAGCTCTTGGCAATGCCAGATATTTTGCTCGTGGCTCAGATGGCAGAGCGGCATCAGCACATTATGTTGTTGATGAAAAAAATATTGCTTATGAATGTGTACCGCTAGATACAGTAGCATGGTCAGTAGGCGATGGACAGAGCGGCAAATATGGTAAAGTTTATAACAACTATAATACAGTATCTATTGAGATGGTAAGCCATACGGACGCAAGTGGCAAGTATTATATTCCAGAAGCAACTATGCAAAATGCGGCGCGGCTCTATCAGATGCTTATTAAAAAGCTACCAAATGCAAAGATGGCTATTCGGCACTATGACATAAGCAGGAAGTTGTGCCCAGAGCCGCTTATTGATGAAGATAAATGGGCAGAATTTAAGGAATTGCTAGAGGGGGTTGATGAAGTGGTCACGAAAGCAAAGATGATCGTTGACGGCAAAGATATTGAAGTTGAGCGCATTTTGAAGGATGGCACGAACTATATTAAGATTCGCGACATCGCAAAGGCGCTTGATTTAGAGGTAAGCAATAAGGGCAATATTGCAATTCTTAATCATAAGAAATAAAGGAGATAATCATGGATTATACAGATATTATCAAAGCGGTAATCACGCTTATTACGGCACTTGTATCAGCATTTCTAATTCCATATATTAAGAGTAAATATAGTGAGGCGCAGCTAAAGAAATGGCAGAATATTGTAGATATTGCCGTATCTGCGGCAGAGCAGCTATATCATAGTGACCAAGCTCAAGAGAAAAAGGAATATGTGCTCAAATATCTATATGAAAAGGGCATTAAGCTAGATGCTGAAACGATTGAGAATCTAATTGAAGCAAGTGTGCTACATCTACATGACCAGTTGTATGGCACAACCAAGGGATGATAAACCATGACTAGGCTTAGTTTTAAGCGAAGATGGCGCAAATCTGAAATGAGCAAAACAATCGTCCTGTACTGCATTAAGGCAATTACCTTAATTGCAGTATGGGCGGTTGCCCTCAAAACGTATGCCGTTATTAAATGGGGCGAGACAAGCGGCTCTGACCTTAGTGATGTGCTTGTCTTTGCAGGAGCGGCATTTGGTGGCGAGTTGCTATTACTAGCCTTTAAGCGCGTCTTTGCTAAAAAGAATGAAGATAGTGAGGATGCTTAAATATGCAAGTATTAAAAGTTGGAGATAAGTATCTGTCTATTGATGGCAAATTATTAAGCATACAGAATACTAGTGGAGTTGTGACAATAACCACAGCTGGGGATTCTACGAGCCGCGTTGTAATGAGTGGCGATAAAGCTGTTAGTCATTCAAAAAGCGGCTGAATTTAATAAGGAAAGGAGTTGGTCGAGGTGAATATAACATTAACAGGAACTAAAATAACGCAAGATAACAAATTTCTTGCATTTGAGAAAAATAACGGTGTAGATGTTATCAATATCACTGTAGACACCGACGAATCTTGGAGCTATAAGCTAGATGTAAAATATCCTGAGAAATGTTGTACTGGCGAAGAACTGTATAACATTATTGACCTTAATCGAGATGGAGATATTTGCTCAGTCGAGCTAACATCAAAGATGCTTCCATTCGCCGGTAAGTATACAATGCAACTACGGGCTATCAACGGCGATAAGGTAAAGCATAGTGATACATTTGATGCTTGGATTAAATACAGCATTGAGCCAGCATCTACTTATGACCCAGTTCCTAGCGAATTTTATCAAATTGAGCAAAATATAACAGAAATTAACAATCATCCTCCTTATCCTGATATTAGTGGATTCTGGATGATATGGAATCCGCAAACCCATAAATATGAGTTGAGCGATATTCCTTTACCTACTGAGGGTGGTGGCGACAAGACGTATGTATTCACCCAAGCCACAGCATCAGATACATGGGAAATCAAGCATAATCTATATAAATATCCATCTGTATCTATTGTAGATACTGGGGATAATATAGTATATGGGGATGTTGAATATATAGATATTAACACTTGTGTATGTCATTTTTCCGCTCCATTTAGCGGTAAAGCATATTTGAATTAAGGAGGATAATATAATATGAGCAAATTTGTTACAAATATCAATTTATTACAGAATGAGCTACAAAATGCAGTAGTTCAGGTATTAGCAACTGACCCAGCCAATGGCAAGATGGGTCAGATTTATTATAACAGCACACATAAGGCGCTCATGCAATATGATGGCGCAAAGTGGAATAAGGTTGGCGTTGTATATCAGCAAGATTCAACAACTGGCGCGGTCATTACCGGACTTGATGCCAGTGGCAATGTGACCACTACTAATGTTACGGGTCTTACTCTAACTGGCTATACACCTGTTGAAGGCGGCTATGTCACAGCTGGTATGAGCCTACAAGAAGCCATGAACGCCATGGATACGGCCATTAAAAACGCTGTAGCTGGCGGCGGTGAGGTTAACCAGAACGCATGGTCTAAAATTTCTATTCCTGCTCAGAGTACGGCTGCTACTGCTGTTGCTGGTCAAGCAGAGGATGTGGTATTAAGTTCTGATGCTAAGGTTGACACATTTGTTCTAAAAACTGGTAACAAGTGGGTTGATATTAACGGTTCTGACAAGACGGTCAATATTGGGCATAGCCTAAGCGGCGTTACAGCTGGTACTACTGGCTCAGCTAATTCTGTGCCTGTTGTGACGGTTGATGCGGCTGGTCATGTTACTGGTATTGAGAGTGCGGCTATCACCCCAGCGGCTATTGGTGCGGCCACTACTGCTGCTGTTGCAACTGCACAGGCGGCAGCTGAAGCGGCACAAGCAAGTGCTGATGCAAAGGTGGCATCTGTTGGTGCTACTGCAAATGGCGGCATTACTATTAGTGGCGAAGCAACTGCTCCTACTGTTGGCATTAAACTAGACCCAGCAACAGGCAATGCGGCTACTCTAGGCGCGGCTGGTCTTATGGTCACAATTCCAGAGGTCACAGTGCCAGTATATGACATTGTAAAAGATACTGATAGCGGCGATTATGCGGCTATTTATCATCTAACAAAAGATGGCGTTAATACTGGCGCGGCAATCAATATCCCAAAAGACCTGTTTGTTAAATCAGGTGAAATTGTGGATAATCCTGTTGGTCAGCCAGCTGGCAAATATATTAAACTAACCTTACAAAATCAGGATGAGCCAATTTATATCAATGTGGCCGACCTAGTTGATGCTTATACGGCTGGTAATGGTATTACTATTAGTGCAACTAATGTAGTATCAGCAAAAGTTGTTGCGGAGAATGGCCTATCTGTTGGCGCGTCTGGTATTGCAATGGCGCTTGCAACCACTGCTGCGGCGGGCGCAATGTCCTCTGCGGATAAGGGCAAATTAGACCTTATTGATGAAGGCGCAACAGCTAATACTATCACGCTAAATGGCGCTGTTACAGCTGACCCAACATTCTATGCACCTACTACGGGCGGCACGGCTGGTCAGCAACTTGTATCTGGTGGAGATGGCGCACCTGTATGGCAGGATATGCCAGTTAATCTCAAGAAATATAGCGCAAATAATATTGCGATTACTGCGGCTGGTGGCGCATATACATGGACTATTGAAAAGGCGACCCATGGTATCAATACGCCTGTTGTTGTCCAGATATATGAGGTAGCAACCAATGAGATGGTTATGGCTGATGTGGTCGTTGCTCCAAATGGTGATGTAACCATTAAAATTGTTGGCTCTGGTACATTAGCGGCTGACAAATATAAGGTCGTTATCATTGGTTAATTATACCTTTTGTAAATTAAGTATAAAGGGGGATAATGATAATCAATGAAATATATAGGCTTATTTGATGAGAAAGAAGATATTGTCACTAAAGAAAAACTAGAAGCTGTTGAGGCCGCTATCCCAACCAAAACAAGCCAGCTTGACAATGATAGTGGATTTATCACATCTGCTCCTGTTACATCCGTAAACACAAAAACAGGTGCAGTCACCTTATCTGCACCTGATGTAGGCGCACAACCCACTATTACAGTGAACGGTATAATCAAGGGTGATGGAGCTGGCAATCTTAGCGCACAAGATACTGTTGCGGCTGAATTGGTTGATTTGCCTACTGTGCCAACTAAGGTATCTGAGCTAACCAATGATGCTAATTATATTACTGCTGCTCAAGCGCCTGTTCAATCTGTTAATAATAAAACAGGAGCAGTTGAGCTAACAGCTAGTGATGTTGGTGCATTACCAGCAGATACAGTTATTCCTACTGTTAATAATGCAACATTGACAATTAAGCGCAATAGTATTGATGTTGGCTCATTCACAGCTAACGCAGCTAATGATGTCAATATAGACATCAATGTACCAACTAACAAATCAGATATTGGATTAAGCAATGTTGATAATGTTAAACAATATAGCGCATCTAATCCACCACCTTATCCTGTCACCAGTGTTAATGACCAGACTGGCGCGGTTACAATCAGAGAATTACCTTCAGTCACAACCTCCGACAATGGTAAATTCTTGCGGGTGGTCAATAGCGCTTGGGTCGTTGAAGGTCTTGAAGATTGGGATAGTGCAATGCTGCTGAAAAATGTGACGGTGGCATTACCAGCCACTACATTCTGGTATTCAGCCTGTTACGGTAATGGTAAATTTGTAGCTGTAGATTATGATAGCACTATCGCCGCTTATTCTACTGATGGTATTAACTGGACTCAGGCTACATTACCGACTCGTGAAAGCTGGACGTCAGTCTGTTACGGTGATGGTAAATTTGTAGCTGTAGCTGGCTATACAAACATCGCCGCTTATTCTACTGATGGTATTAACTGGATTCAGAGTACGTTACCAACTAATGCATATTGGAAATCGGTTACTTATGGTAATGGTAAGTTCGTAGCTGTGGTTAATAATAGCAATATCGCTGCTTACTCCACTGATGGTATTAACTGGACTCAGAGCACACTTCCAGATGATGGATATTGGCAATCCGTCTGTTACGGTAATGGCAAATTCGTAGCTGTAACAAGTGATTCTGTGGCTGGCTACTTTGCCGCTTACTCTTCTAATGGTATCAACTGGACACAAAGTGCGTTGCCGACTAGTACATACTGGTCTTCAGTTGTTTATGGTAATGGTAAGTTCGTAGCTGTGGCTAGTGGCAATATCGCTGCTTATTCCGCCGATGGTATCAACTGGACTCAGACTACATTACCAGCTAATGTGACATGGGTTTCAGTCTGTTACGGCAATGGTAAGTTTGTAGCTGTAGCTTTTGGCACTAATATCGCTGCTTATTCCACAGATGGTGTCAACTGGACACAGATTACATTACCTGGATCACGAACCTGGTCTTCGGTTTGTTATGGCAATGACAAGTTTGTGGCTGTGGCTCAGAATTCCAAAACATTCGCTTATTCAACAGATGGTATTACATGGTCATCTACTACAAAAGCACTTCAATACCCAGATGGCACAGATATTCATGAACAAGTTAAAGAAGCATTGCAACTACCCGAAATTCCATCTCTACCTACTGCTACCAAAATCACTCTAACTGTAGCTAGCTGGGACACAACGTCTAAGACACAATCTGTTACAGTTACAGGTGTATCAGCCGATGCAACAAAACAGGAAATCCGTGTTATGCCAGTTAATGCCGCGCTTGATAGCCCATATATCACAGCTGGTGTACAGTGCATAGCCCAAGCTGCTAATAGCTTGACATTCGCTTGTGAGACTGTACCTACTGCGGATATTGAGGTATATGTGGTCATGCAGGACGTTAACTATAGCGCTTAATAAAGGAGGAAATTCTATGATTATGAATAATGCTCCTCGACAAAGCGTGACTGAGTATAAGATAAATAATTCTACGCAGATTACTATTTACCAAACAGCAACTGCTGGTGAATGGATAAACGCTACCATATCATCTAAAATCGAGGGTATCCTTGGCCGAGATAGTACATTGAATGTCCCGTTTGATCTTGTTCAAGGTGGTTCGGTTTGGTACTTAACATTTGTTATGCCAGCAGAAGATATAGAAATATTTTAAGGAGAACAAGTAACATGATTATGAATAGTGCTCCTCGCAAAGCCAGCGGGGGGGTAGAAATGGTCAGCGTCGCTTTGAATGAGATGTATGGCGACATAACCCTCACATTTTCATATTATAAGGCCGATGCGAATTATGCTTGGACGACAGAAGCAATAAATGTACCACAATATGATAAGACAACCATATCTATACCAAAATACAGTTGTCTTATTATAGAAGATACTAAAGCGAAGTGGGGTTTTCATTTTCCGGCATCTGGACAACTTCCAGAAGGCGTAATTCAACTGTTTACAGAGGGAGAGAGCCTGAATGGAATAAAAAAAGTTGGGATTACTGTATCAGATGATGTTGATATAATACTAGGATAGGAGAAATATTATGATTATGAATTCAACACCTAAAGTTGCGTCGGGGGGGGGTGCAAGTAGAGAGACTTAGAATATTGATTGAGGTTACAAGGGGTGCAAAGATTTTCTATTACACAGAAAAAAACGGTAATAATATTTATTACGAGATACAGAATATTTCACAAGGAGCTGCAAGACCTATATATATAGCCAAGGAAACCATCCTTGTTATACAAAGCTCTGGATTAACAACAAAAATGAGCGTTACGGTAGATGGCGATAATAAAATTATAGCGTCTTCCACAGATAAGACAATGTTTGCAATAAATATACAAAGCAGTGGAATGATAACCGTTGGCGCTGCATCATAAAACACAAATAAAGCAGATTTATAAACTATAATAATCGGCATCCTCTATGGCCCAATATGAGCCATAGAGGATAAATTTTAATCTAAATAGGATGTGATAATATATGGCAACAATTAGAGCCGCAGATGGTGGTTATCTATTAAATTCAGATCAATTCAATTATACAAAGGATGCACAGGGTAGACCAGTGCTTAATGTAAAAGACGTAGGCGGAGACGGCGCATCAGGCGATTTTAAGTCAGATGGCACAGTGCCAATGAGCGGCAACCTATACATGAATGGCAATAATATCATGGGCGTTAAGTCCATTAGCAATACAGATAGCGGCATGGCTATTGAATCAGAGGTCAGCTTGAATAATCATAAAATCACTGACCTACTTGACCCAACAGCAGACCAAGATGCGGCAACCAAGGCGTATGTAGATGGTCATAGCCTACTTGGCGATGATGGCAAGATTGATAGCGACCTGAACATGAATGAGCATGGTATTGTCAATGCGCATAGAATTAGCACAGACGGCCCAGCCCCATTATATATTGGCTCGACCATTGAGCCAACCGGTACAAATGCGCCTAGATTAACTGGCTCAAACGATGGCACAGCGGCATTTGTTAAGGCTGATACACAAGCTACTTATGTGCCTGTCAGTGTAGGTGCGCCAACATCAACAAATCATGCTACTACTAAAGAATATGTAGATGGCAAGACAGGAGCAATCCAAGCTAGTGCATTGCTCAAATCGGGTGGCACTATGGTAGGTAAGCTCAAGCTAACGGCTGAAGCAACTGAAGATAATGACGCAGTTGACAAGGCATATGTTGACGCTATTTTACCATCATTCACAGCTGCTGATAACGACAAGGTGCTAGGAATTGTAAATGGCGCATTAGCATGGGTAGCTAAGGCATAATATAGAGAGGGGAATGAAATATGGCTAATTTTTGTGGCGGCATAAGACTAGATAAAAATTCACTCAAAATCATTAACGGGGTGATTTGTGATGCAAATGCAACAACTGTTGATAGAAGTAAAGCAGTATCTACTTGCGGCCAGCTCTGGGATGGCGCCTTATTTACCGTGGTTAAAGTTGGCGGCGCTGGCTATATCACTTTACATGGTTCGGAAGGCGAAGAAATTGGTGCGCCTATTGTGGGTCGTGGTAATTGTGGCGTTGGTCTTGATGGGCGCTTTTTCAAGGTAGTTAAGGGCGCTGTTACGCTACAAGAGGGATTCCTACTTACTGTGGATGTAACGCCAAAAGACGCTATCATCACTGTTACTAATGTTGATGGTGAAGTGGTTGACCCAGTTAGTGGCAATACCAAACAATTCCTACTAAAGGGCATTGGTGATACATATACTGTCACAGCTACTAGAGAAGGATATACTACTGAGGCCAAACAGATTAAGAATACAGGCGACCAGACGTTTACTATTGTAATGCAAGAAGCTGTTGGCGGCTAATATATAATTATGGGGAACATTGGATAGATTATTATGTCTACCATGTTCCCCATTTTTTTACTTTATTTAATCATCATCGTCAGGATATAAACTGCTACAAGCGTCATCCCATCCTTCTGCATAACCGGCATTATATGATTCATCACATTCTTTATCAACATCGCTAACAGCCGCATTATGTCGCTTACAAATATCCTCTAATAGATAAGCCATATTTCTATCAGATGTGATATGAATAGAATTATCATCTTCATCTAGTAGCTCATAATAGCGGCCTATAATCTTAACAGTCCACACTTGGCTCAAATTCGCCTCCTTCCATATCCTCTATAGCGTCATTATATCCTATGTCATATCCCATATCATAATTAGCTATACAAATAGTCAATAAATCATACCACATAACAACTGTATCTTCTGTTGTTGTCATAGACGTTGTGATAATAGGCTCATCGTCTGGATGGGCTAAATCAATGAGTTCAATCCATGACTCGTTATCTGTAATATGTAGAGTAGGGATAATCATAATTAAGCACCAGTTGAGCCTAGTCCTGCTAGTCCGCGCTCTGTCTCATCTAGCTTATCCACTTCTTCAAATTCTCCTTGATAATATGGACGAATAGCCATCTGAGCAATACGGTCGCCATTGTTGATAGATAGATAATTATCTGTTGTATTGAGCATAATGACAATTACCTCGCCAGTGTAGTCCTCGTCTAGTATGCCACCAACACAGATTAGCCCCTTACTAGCCAATCCAGACCGCTGTAGTAGCTGTAGCATATAGCCGCTTTCTGGCTGAAATGCCCATCCAGTAGGGATTTTGATTGTTTCATGTGGGGCAATATATAGTTGCTGGAAACAATCTGCGTTGACTTCCATGTGCTTATAGTCAGCGTTTGGATTAAGCTCACAACATTTATCTACACGCAAATCACAATAAATATCTGCACATGCTGCTTTATCCGTGCTATATATTGGCATAATGGCCGTTGTAGAGATGCGCTTTGCCTTTAATTTAATCTTCAATCAATCAAGTCCTCCTCATACATCGTATCAATACCATATTCAAGAGCGCAATCATGCTCAATCTGGCATCCTCTAGCTGTCTGCCAACCATCACAGAAGAATACAATATCAGCTTCGCTCATTAGCTTAATTGATTCACCTAGATACCATAGGGGTCTAGCGTCATGCGGCGTGTTTTTGAAGAATGAATAAACAATGTCAACATACTCGTTTTCTCTAGCAAACTGTGTTGCTAGTCTGTCGATGATAGAATCGCGTTTGTTCTCAATTTCTTCATTGGTCTTACCGTTCATCGGCTGAGAGATAAAAATTTTAGTCATTTGGCTTCTCCTTGAATTTCTTATTATATCCGCATGGGTGGAACTCGGTGCATAAACCGCCTCTATATTCGCATAGTGGTACTAGACAATCCTTGAACTCAGGATTGGCCTTAACCACCTCATCAACAATCTGTTGCATGACGGCTCTTGTCTCAGGCGAGGCTTGATTGCATAGGCGCTTATGAGCCATATATACAAGCTGCTGGGCATTGATTGACATAACATGGCTTACTAGCTCATCCTGCGGTGCTTTGTTGCGGTCATACTTATTCTGTCTATCATTCCGCTGAGATTGGACATAATGATTACATCCTACATGATGACGAACAAAATGAACTGATACCCAATATGGGATGACCATGTGAATACCAAACCATAGCTCTCTAAGTGGGCTATGCTCAGATGCGACTAGCTTACGTTTCCATTCGTCAGAGGGAAGAGCTGTTACACTCTTCCCCACTGTGTTCAACGTACAATATCTACACCAAGCCCAGTCATCATCTGTTGGATATTTGATTAGCTCAACAAGATAATTAGGCAATTAGTCCTCCTCCTCTACGTCATCAGGGTCATCTCTTACAACATGAACATCGACAAGTCCAATTTCTTCGCCATGGAGATAGGTGTCATATTCAACTCTTACTACTCTAAATCGAGCCACCCCGTAATCTCCCTTTTTGTCACTATATAGCCAGACGTGTTCACCAATGCGTGGCACTAGCATACGAGCCGCATGAGTATATTTGAATGTATGTTCTTTATCGGTACATTCAGCACCATCTAGGAAAAATCTTAGTGTATATTCCATCTCAATCCTCCCAATTATATGACTTGCAGAAATAGCTAATTTCACTATCTGAGATATATTTCTGCATGATTACATACATTTCACGTTCGTTATCAGGCGCATCTAGTGGTAGCCATACCAAATCACCCTTATTTGGTTCGCCCATCAGGTCTAGTTCATCACATGAACAAATCCAGTCTTCATTACCTAGTCTGCCTAGATAGAAATTAATACGATTTTCTGTCATTGTTTAGTCCTCCTTATTTATCCTTCACATTTTGACCAAGCACAACTAGAGCATTGAATACAACCGCCAATGTGTAACAGTGGTTCGCCACAGTCAGGACATACATCTGTTGAAATTGCGGTCAGTGCATTACTCAACTTTTCAATACTGTCTGTTGCTTTATTAGCAGCCTTGCTTAGATTTTTAGCCACATTAGAAATATCATCCTCTTTATCATCTAGCTCACTCTGCATTTCATTATACATCTCCACTAGAGCATTGCCAATAGCCATAGGACAACATGAGCCTTTACTAGTATCGTGATGAGTTGCTCTGCGAGTAGCATAAGATGGGCATACACCAGTTGAGTCAAGCTGGTCTTTGATGGTCATAATATCTATGCCAGCGCGGCATAGTAGGCTGACCATGCGGCTTAGACCTGTCATGAAATTAGCACATCCACCAGTCGACCCTTTATTGAAATATACTTCTTGTAGATTACCATCAATGGGGTCAAAAAATGCTAGAACATGAAGTGAGCCACACCCTGTCTGGATTTTGCGCTTTTTGCCAATTAGATCATTGCTTGGCTCGATGATTGAGCCGCGAGGGAGAATAGTAGATGTAGATTCTGGCTTAATTTCATCATTTTTCTTTGGTTCAGCGTTGAGGATGCCAGCTCTCTTGCATCCAGCACGATATACTGTAATACCCTTTAGATGCTTTTCCCAAGCATACATATATAAGTCTTTCACATCATCTACTGTTGCTTCATTTGGTAGATTAACAGTAGAGCTAATGCTTGCATCAATATGTTTCTGCCATACTGACTGCATATCAATGCGCCGCTTGATAGGAATGGTAGCAGATGTGACAAAATAGGAGGGTAGCCCAAGTTCGTCTTTAATATCATGAGCGTCCATATATTCTTTGACAATGGGTGTATATACCTTATATACCTCATCATGCCCATGCAGGGATTTTGTAGTACGCTCATAGTAGTTAGCAAAGATTGGCTCAATACCACCAGATACACCAATCATGGTGCTAATAGAGCCAGTTGGCGCAATGGTCAATAGCTGGCTATTGCGTAGTCCATTAGCTTCTACAAACGACCATGCTTCTTCGTCATCTGGTTTGATATGCTCAGTAAAGAATGGTGATGTTGTTACATACTGCTCATTGTATTTATCATAACAACCGGCATGACCAGCAATATCCGCACTGGCTACAATGGCATTACGAGCCATAGAATAACCAATAGCATCGCATAGAGTGATAGAATCAGGAGAGCCATATTCAATGCCTAACTTGATTAACATATCAGCCAACCCCATGATACCAAGTCCAATCTGCCGCCAATCTCTAACCGTTTTGCGCTGTTCAGCAAGTGGATGCCGCTCAAGCCCCTCATCAAGTACATCGTTTAGTGCTTTAACTGCAATGCTTACGGTTCTGTTAAAATCATCCCAATCAAACTCACCATCATTAACAAATGCCGCTAAATTGATTGCGCCAAGTAAGCATGAGCCTCCTGCTGGTAGTGGCTCTTCTGCACAGGGATTTACACCAGAATATTCAAAATCCTTATCATTGCTTACCAAATTCCAGTTGGAAATTCTATCCCAATAGAGAATGCCCGGTTCAGCATAATCCCAATTATTACGGCATAACAGGTCAAAAATATCTCGCGCTTTTACTGTTTTCTTAATTTCTTCACCTGTTTCATTGCGCTTATAGTATAGCTCCCAATCTTCATCGTTCTTGACTGCTACCATAAAGCGGTCTGTAACACGAACTGAGATATTAGCAGATGTTACTTTGTTCAAGTCGGATTTGACTGTAATGAATTTTTCTAGGTCTGGATGGGTACAATCAATGCTAATCATCAATGCGCCACGTCTACCATTCTGACCAATCTGCTCTGTGACTTGACTAAATGTGTCCATAAAGCTGACTGCGCCAGATGTGGATTTTGCTTGATTATTGACCTTTGCGCCACATGGAGCAAGCTTACTGATGTCGATACCACAGCCTCCACCGTAACTATAAGTACGAGCCAGCTTTTTAGCGGTATCATAAATTGATTCAATATTATCTTCTGGTGGCGAGATAACATAGCAGTTACTATATGTTACCTTTTCATCATTAACACCACGATTGCTCAAGATGCGACCGCCGAACAAGAATTTCTTATGAACAATAAGCTCTGCTACATCTGCATCGCCGCCACTTACACGCTCAAGCCAATCTTCAAAAGATTCCCCATTACGTTGATATTTCTTCTTCCAGATGTCAATGCCAAGCTGATTTTCTTTACCTAACCATTCTTCAACAAACAATAAATCATCCTCCTTTTAATTTTCCTTAACATGAATAACAATATTTGGCTTATTGGTATCCATATCAATTACTGTGTCGATGTAGTCAACATCATAGAGCTGGTTTCCAATGTGGATGCGAACAAGTTGATCGAAAATATAACCCGGCGATTGCATAACACAATCATATACCTCGCTATAAAATTGATTTACTTTCAATTACATTACCTCCTTGTCCTATATATTATCACGATTCAGTTGATTTGTCAATACGCTCTTTAGCAATATTGAAATATTTTTCGTCCAATTCAATACCAATGAAATTACGGCTTGTATTGACACAGGCCACACCTGTCGACCCAGAACCCATACAATTATCAAGTACAGTATCGCCTTGATTAGTGTAAGTTTTTATTAAATACTCAAGTAAGTCAACTGGCTTCTCTGTTGCGTGTAACTTATGTTGAACCGTATTGAATTTTAATATCGATACAGGATGTTTTTCTGTATATGTTTTGTAGTTATCTATATTAGCTTTAGAATAATCATGTAATAATGCCGCAGTGTTGCCATAAATCTTAGCGTTTGCGCTTCTCGGTTTACTTCGTGCTAACATTTGTGGGTTATATTTCATTATATCACCATTTTTTACATAACATGCTTTTGCCTTACTAAATACCATAATATTCTCTTGGATGCGCCCCGGCTGATAATTCATTAGTTGAAAATTTGACGGCTTTTGTTTCTGCCATATCCAGTCATAACGGTAAATAGACATGTTAGACATTCGCATCATGCTACTAAATGGCTCTTGACCAAATAAGACAATAGCTCCATTATGTTTAATAATTCGACTATAATGTTCCCATAATTTATCAGGTTGGATAATAATATCCCATCTGCACTTGGTTGTACCATAAGGCAAATCACAAAGAATCATATCTATTGATTCATCTGGAATATTCTGCATTTCTTTAAGGCAATCACCAAGAATTAGATTATACATTATTCTCCTCATTAAGCAATTTCTTCAATTTCTTTAGACATTCTGGACAAAGCCAAAATTCAGCTTTACTATACACGACGGCATCCTTAAACTCGTGTGCATCACATACTGCGCATACTCTAGTTGGCCCACCACGAATCTCACCTACTGGAACAGATAATTTGAAAGTACATTCATTTAGTTTATGGTGGTTCATTCTTTATCCTCCTTATCCATCAATTTATTCACAGTATCAACAAGTTCATTGATTTTATTTCGTGCTTCAACGACTTTATCAACAAGCCAACTATTAGAACCATAGTCAATAGTTGATGTAGCACAAGGCAAATTCTTGATCTTCTTTTCTTTCTCAGTGAAATCATATGCACCGATACGAAGAAAATTATTTGTGACATTTAAGTCATTGACTCTAAGGGTTCTAGCATCTCCATCACTAAAGCATACACGAACTGCAACATCATCATTTCCTAAATCGCTAATGTTATCAATGTATCCAATAAATCCAGCTCTTGTCTTTACATAATCTCCTACATGAAATTCATAATTCATTTAATCATCATCCCCCTTTTCACATCTTTCACCAAGTCCACCTAGAATCATAGCATAAATCTCTAAGAATTTATTGGTAATACCAGTAGTAATATTTGCCATATTAGCCATTGTCCCATCATCTTTTGACCAATCCCAGCCATGCCATGCACATTCACTCTGCCAGTAGTCAAGATAGAAAATCTTGTCATCATAGATCTTTTCAATGATTGACTTTAGATCAAGTAGATTATCTCGTACACCTGTCATAACAACAGGCTTGTAGCCATTATCGTCAATCATCTTGTTAATTTTGTCAGCAGAATAAGTAAACGAGTTCATTTAATCAACATCTCCTTTAATTCAGTGTCTCTTTCCTTCTCCTCTTGTACCTTTAATCCCTCTTGAATAGCCGCCTCATCTCCAATCAGCACTAATTTCTCTTGTGCGCGTGATACCGCTGTATAGCACAGGTTACGGCTTAGCATCCTTACATGGCTTCTATCAATCACCACAATTACAGCCTTTGCTTGGCTACCTTGGCAGCTATGAATAGAAATTGCATAGGCTAATAGCGTATTCTTAATATGCGCCTTATCTACTATGCAATTTCTACGGTCATATCGCACAATCATATACGGCTCTTTTTCATCAGGCACAATTTCCATCACCGTTCCAATATCACCATTTGCTACAAAAGCTGTATCATCATTAACAAGCGGCATGGCATATTCATTCTTTTTATTGATGACCTTATCGCCCACTTTGAAATGGATAGGCGTATCATTGACAGTATGCCCAACTGTGCTTAATTCATTTGGATTGAATTTAGCTTGAATTGCCGCATTGATAGCCAATGAGCCAACATCATCCTTATTGAATGGAGATAAAATCAGCACATCATCCTTACTATATCCATCTGCTAAGAGCCGCGCATACTCTTGCTCAATTTGCTTGATTACTAATGTATCAGTTTCAATGAACTTATAATCTGTGAAAGTATCTGTCAGATGGTCATTTACTCCATTTCGTACATCAGTAGCTATGGTAATAATGCCAGACGTGTTGTATCTGAACACCTTAGTCAAATTGCATACAGGCACTATGCCGCTATCAAGCATATCTTCAACAATATTGCCGCAAGCAATAGATGCAAGCTGAGATGGGTCAGCTATGAAGATGATCTTGGTACGGTCTGTTATCTTGTCAAATAGCATTGATAGCAAATGGACGCTAACCATGCCCATCTCATCAATTAGCACATAATCGCCTAGATTATCACCACAAACCAAGAACATATGAATCGTGCTTGCTTCACGACCTGTTGCTTCTCTTAGCCTTTTTGCCGCAATTCCAGTTGGGGATAAGAGGGTATAAGTATAATTATTGGCTTCTAGCATCTCAATAATCGCCTTGGTTGTTTGACTCTTTCCTGTACCAGCTGAGCCAGTCAGCATCATCACGTCCTGTTTGCAAGCCATCTCAAGAATCTGTGCTTGTTCATCAGTCAGCTCTAAGCCGTCTACACTTGTAAACTGCTTCCAATCCATAGGATAATAATGTGGATTGGCTATTTTTTTCTTGATGACATCAGCAATATGCTGTTCAGCACTATATGTGGCTTGTAGAGCAGTATTTTGGCTAGGCGCGTCATAGTGTACTTGCGCCGCTTTCGTCACAACATCGAGAAGTCTACGAATACACTGAGGCGCGCGGCGTTTGATTATATCAAACAACATTTTTGCTTGCATCCTTGTATTGCCGTCCAGCTCATTATGCTTTAGAGCATATATAGTAGCCGCTTCACATCGTTCATAGCTATCAAGCCATTTTCTTGTTTTCTTGGTTATCGCTTTATCTGCCCTATCAAATGACCACTCAAGCAAGTTAATCATAACAGCATATGGATTGGTATTTATATCCTTGCTAAATCCATATACATTTTTATATGTCGCGGCGATTTTGTTTATATCCTCATCATGCTCAATGCCCCAAGCATATGTTTCTCCCATAAATTCCACACGCTTATTGATTGTCTTGATTTTATCAATATATCTGGGCAATAACACCTTGCCTACGCCACGAATTTTTTTATAATCCAGCTTATCGGCTTCACCATTCAGCACCATACTGACAAAATGAGGATATGCGGCATGACATGCTTCAGCTTGCCCATTGGTCATTAAGCTGCGTAACGTTTGTAGCTCGGCTTTTTCTGTTAGATTGAATTTGCCATCTTTAGCCACAAATCCAGCAAAGCCAATGAATTTATAACTATATTTGTATTTATTATCTGCGCATGGCTCTATGATACAATCAATGGATTGCCCCATTTTTAGGTCAGCAATGCCAGTTCCTTTTAGGCTGATTGTGCCATATTTAGGGTTGGTTTCTATTGTTTCATCCTTAGTGCTGCATGATATAATCGAGAAATTGGATTCAGAATTATTGAATATCATGCGCATTGGGGTTAATTTTACTGTTTGCATCAATCCTGTTCCTCAACCAATAGTTGTTCCCATCTATCAATAATAATCTCCATCAGCTTGGTTGCGCCAAACGCTGGCTCCCAACCCTCATTGTACATTGCTTCAAATCCGGTGCAATCAACAAATGTAATCCAACGATATTTTGTAGATGTCACCTTAAATTCGTTATTTCCTGTTACGCTTACATTTGCTTTTAGTAAGCTATTACAGATGTGACATACAGCATCTAGCCATGCTTCATAGGTTAATACGTCTTGCATTAAAACAACCTCCTGTTCTTTGATAAATCAAGTATATCATAGAATCAGGAGGTTGTCAATACCCTATTTTAATTATTTTACCATCATTTTCTTTAATTCTGCAAATAGCTCTCTTCCACAAATAGGACAAGTAGAATTTATGTCAACTACATATTTTTCATCTACCATTAAGCCGCAATTTGGGCATTTGATAGGAGCATATTTTAGAGGACGCTCAGTCCGTTTGCGACGATTTCTTTCTGCTCTGCTCAATTAAAATATTCACTCCAATCAATTTCATTTTCTTTCTCATCAACAATCTCATATCGCTCAATAATAGCTTGAGGCTTAATCTGTCCATTATATTCATTTAATCCAAGCGATACTACTACCTCTATAGATTTGCCTTGGGCTGATTCAAATTGGCTTGCTTCTTCATTACTAACAAAGAATTTGATGAACTCAATGCCGTTCTGAACCAGCTTGACAGTAGTTGAGCGATTACGATATACATAGATTTGAGGGGATGTTAAAGTACAATGGAATAACGGCTTGTTTACATCTTTGCCCCATAGGATATTATTTTCTACACACACATTTGCAAGATTGTGTGTGATATTATTAGGCTCGATTTGAGCAGCTACCTCAATGTCTGGCTCTACGTCCAAATCAAGCCCGTCTAAGAATCGCGCAAATCGCTTTAGATTGGACTTCTTGACGGTTATACCTGAAGCAGATGAGTGACCTTGACATTTAGCCAATCCTGATTCATTGATAATCTCAAGCAAATCAATAGGACTGCGCATCGAGCCCGACCATGTTGTGCTATTTAGCTCTCTTAGCAGGAATGTGGGCTTATTATATTTGCCACAGAATTTATTAGCTACAAGCCCTAAATAGGATTTATTCTCAGGCTCACCAAAGCCGATAATGACCTTGTGAGACGTGTCAAGCCCATCTGACAGCTTATCTACGACCTTCTTGACCTGATAATCTTGCTTGGACTTGACAGCTTTCATAGCCTTTACAGCGGCTTCTGGCTCAATCTTACCAATCAGCGCATCAAAGAATAACCGCTTAGTGGACTGGTCATCACTACGAGCAAGCGCATTAGCAAGTGGCGCAATACCAAATGCCACGCCTTCTGGATTAACGCCGCGATTACAGCAATGCCCTAGGCAGTATTTAATAAATGGATTAGTTGGATTAGTCAAGCCATCATATACATATTTACGGTTCTCAGGTGAACGCAAGCTGCAAATATCAGAGATTAGACTAACTGCTACTAGGTCTTTGAAAGATTGATTCGAGCCAAGCGCACAAGCAAATTTTTCTACAACACCTGTGCCGCTAATATCTGTATTACAAGTATATTTGACATCTCCATCAACACCCCAATATTTGTGTTCGATTGACTCCATTTGGTCATCTGGCATTGGTCGAATAATAGCACTATTATATGGATTGACTACTGTAGCATATCTATTGGGCTTTTCAATAATATGATGGTCTAAGACGATAATATCAATACCCATACACATCAGTTCTTCGCATTGATATATATCATTCGACCCAGCATCGGGCACAATGAGCAAATCTAATTCATCAATGGCGATTTGGTTTGCTAGGTCTGATAGCCCATGCTCTTTACCAGCATGACTATAAATACGAATGTCCTCTAGTCCATTCTCAATACATAGCATATAGGCAATAGCGGCAGAACAAGCCCCATCAAGATCGCTATCAATCACAATGCCAACAGAGCCTTTGGCGTGATTGAATAGATTTACAGCTACATCCATATTCTTATACATATCAGGCGATTGATATTCAATGCTCTCTGGATTGAGATATTCGTCAACATCGGCTATGCCACAAGCGGATAAATATTCCCTTAAAAATGTGGCTTCATTAAGGGAATCAAGTAGTGGATGAATCTTAATCTGAATCACCATCCTTTTCAATCTTTGGTTGATTGATAATCGCCCAACGGTCATCATCATAGATTGGCGATACCGTACCGTCATATGTGCTCTTCCACATATTACAATCATCTTCCCACGCGATCATTTCCATGACGAACATGATGGCTTCTGGGTATTCTTCACCACATTTACTAGCAACAAAAACT